TATACCGGCTTGGCTTACTCCGACTTGATGGCATTCGACTTCACCAAGTGCAAGCAGTCAGACGGCAAGTACTACTACCATGCCAAGCGTGTGAAGACTGATACAGACTTCACCTTCCAGCTACTGGCTGGAGCGGTCTCCGTGCTCAAGAAGTACAACTTCAAGCTGCCCTGCATCAGCAATCAGAAGTACAACGAATATCTGAAGGTTATCGGAATGATGGTCAACGTGCCAAATCTACACTCCCACATGGGCAGGGCTACGGCTGCAACCTTGTTTCTCTCGTTCGGAATGCCGCTGAACGTGGTGGCAAAGGTGCTCGGGCATACCAATATCCGACAGACCCAAAGATATGCCCGAACCCTCAACAAGGACGTTTACTCAGCTTTTGATAACATAGATGGCAAATTCTGATAACATCCTTGATAACATCATTCTGTTTAACTCGTTGTGCTGCAAACGAATAAAGGGTAGCCATTTCTGACTACCCTTTGCTATTTCCCTCTCGCTCTCGCTTCTCTCTGATGGCTTGTCTTATCCATTCAGCCTTATTTCTGCCAAGAGACTCGCAAAAGTCGAAGGTTTCTTCATTCACGTGCAGTACTACCCGATTCACAAGGGCTTCAGCGCCCTTGCTCGGTGCTCCTGCTCGGTCTCTCCGTCCTCCCCACCCTGGATGCAGATTCTTGGATGGTACAATCTTGTGCTTTCGATTGTACTCGAACTTCATCGCAAGTTTGCTGCCTGCCCATACTTCCACCATTTCGGCATCGGGGAGTTGGCTTAGGTTCTGCTTGGCGATTCCTGCAAGCTGCTCCTTATCTTCGAAAAGGGTATCGCTCTCGTCAAGTATTCCTACATCGTCATACACGATTATTCTTGCCTTCTTTTCCATATCTCCTTCCTCTTATCCTAGTATTGCCATCAATATCGTAAACAGAAAGATGAAGAGCACAAACCATTCCTGCTTTGTCATTTCTTACCTCCTTTCTTCTGATAAGCTCGAACCCTTCGGATAGCCTTCGCTATTCTGTGGTTTTTACTAATACCATAAGCGTAAACTAAAATTCGTGGTCTCCAAAAATAGTTTTTCTTTCTACAAAGTATCTTCTTCGCCTGCCGTAATTTCATTTCTTACCTCCTTCCTTATTGAATTTGTTACCGATAACTTTGTATGAAAGAATGCTTCTATATAACATTTCCCCTAAGGTATTTGGATAGAGAACAGGAAAATCTTCAGCTACGATACAAAAGCTAGTGTTTCTTTGATTCCAAACAACCTCGGATACTCTGCCAGTTTCCTTACATCTGAGCAAGTCGTGCTCATAGATAGGAGTTCCGTCACAATCCTGCGCTCCAGTGGACTGACAGATGGTATTAAGGTCTATCGAACATTTGTTTATTACGCCAATATTAGAGTTATGAAAAACCTCGTTAGGCTTAATAGGATTGCACTCTATCCACTCATCTGTTCTTATTCGCTTTGCCTTGAAATTGATTTCTCTCATCGCTCCCCTCCTTCCTCGATTACTCCTATCGGCTTGATGTCGTTAACTGTCTCATCCTCGGTGAAGAAAGAAACCTTCATGCTATCGCTAACATAGCCCATAGCAATCACGTTCTCTCGGCTATCCTTGATGATGCAAATATCACCTCTCACCTCGTTCTGAGTCTTCAAATACTTCACTGCGGCATCCTTCACCGCCAAAGGATTCATTTCCTTTGTTATAGTCTCCCCTGACTGAGGGAAGACGAAATAAAATAACTGCTTATTCATAATCAAAATTCAAATAAATCTAGTTGTACGTATCTCTGTTTCGGGAGAATCTTTTCTATTTCCGTCAACAACTTATTGGCATTCTTGCAAACAGAGTTGTTCTTGTTTGTTTCAACTTTGATTTGCCTTTGCAGCCAATCCTTTATCCATTTCAAAGCGGCAGTAATGGCGGCTTCCTGCGTTCCGTACCAATTCGGATTGCTGAGATTGTTGCCCCAACCTCCTCCTCGGGCAACAAGGGCATATTGGATTCCAAACGTCCACTTACCTCTCACTAATGCCGTTGTTATGATGATGTATGTCATACCCGAACCGATTTTTGCAGATTCGTCTGGGTTGATGCAAACACCACACTCGTTAAACTTGTACCGCTTGCTCATAGTTTACTCTACTTCTTTTTCTGTTAGTACTAACTCATCGAACATCGGGCTACTCTTGCAGGAACAGCACCACGATGCTTCTTCCTCGTCTTCCGTTACCTCATAGTTGTCGGGGTATTCCTCATGATAGAAGTGTAGAATATCAGCCTTCTTGTCTGCCATTCTCTCTTTTGCTGTGGTCTTGGTGCGGAAGACTCCGACAACATCAACGCTAGAATAGTCTTGGTTGTCGTTGCCGTGCTGAACCAATACGAATACTTTCTGCTTCTTCATATTACTCGCCCTCCTTCTCTTCTACGTCAAATGTAACACTCTCCAACTCGCCATTTTCCAAAGCGCCCAAATCGTACAAACGTCTTGCGGCATTCTCTGCGTCTTCGGATGATGCTGCGTCTAGCGTAACCTTGTAGGTAATTTTCTCCACAATCTCTACTACATACTTTTTCATATTAAATCCTTTCCTTTAAAATTAATACTATTGGGGGGCGGATGGTACTTGCAACCATCTGTATCGGCTTGGCTACCGCATTCGCCCTATATAAACAACTAGCAGCAACTTCACTTGATGCGCTCTAGGCAGGTGTTCTTGCTTGTCAGCTTCCCATTCGTGAGATAATAGCTCTCACGGAATGTGGTCTTTCTCATTACAAATGTTGTCTTGGCTCTGTACATATTGTTGAACCTATCAACATACGTGGCTCCCTTGAAGAATTTGATTACTATTACCATATCTAGCCCTCCTCTTCTATATCTACTATGTCTTCAAATTCGTTCTTCTTATACTTAATATCCATGGAAACTAGACTCTCTATGTCTAAAACGTCCATTTCCGGGTATTCTCTGCACGTATGAATATATACACAGAAACTATCTATCTCGTACTTTTCACTGCGGAACAAAGTATAGCTACTTGCTGGAAAGCGGAATATAATTCTGTCCCAATCATTCTTAGCCAGCAAATCCTTAACTATTGCGTTAGTCATATTCTTTATTTTTGTGAGGGAGATTGCTCTCCCTCGGGTTAAACTTACTCCTTCATCAGGCTTTCTACAAGTTCCTGCTTGGTGGCAAAGACGTATCCATCCTTTGTGTAGTGTGCTTGGTCTCCCATCAGCACAAGCTTGCAATATTCAGAATTCTCGTCCTTCACAAGATTGATGCGGAGAATCTTGTCCTTTGCAATCTTGTTGTCACGCATAAGATAGACCTCCTGCCCAACACAGAAGTTGGTGCGCATTGTTGTGACAGCCCTCTTCTGCACACACCAGTCGTTTGCGATGAACATACAAGCGTAAACTTCATTATCCTCTGCAAGGTCTTTAGCGATGCGGTTGAAAATTTCCTGCTCGGTTGGGTCTCGCTCTTCTCCGCTCTCTTCATTTATTACCTCATATTCGTAACCTAGTCCGTCTTTGTTCAACAAATTAAGTCCTGCGGCTTGCGCCTTTACAACATCTTGGATAGTATGAACCTCAATACCTACCAAATTGTCACTCATTCTAACTGCGTTCTCTGCTTTCATAATCTTATCTCCTATTCTTTAAATTTGTTACTTGTTATTGTTAACCATTCTAGCGTCATAAGTTCTGCCGATAATCTTGTTAACTTCTGCTTGGTGCTGATAGTCGGTGCAGTCGGCAAAATCTTCCTGCTCCTCATAGAAGCGTGCTGCGCTCTTCAGTTCGTGAAGGCTGGCTTTTGTGTAGTCCTTTGCCGGATTCACTTGGCGAAGATTCTCGCAAGTTCTGCAATACTCTATGAAGTCCACAAGCGATTGCTTCTCCTTGCTATCGTCCTGCGTTCCTGCTGCCATAAGTGGTAGGGCAACTATCGCTGCCACTACCAATACTAACTTAATGCTCTTTTTCATTGTCTTATCTCTTTTCTAGTTTAACACTCACTACGTATGGTAATGTATGCTGAGGCTTGTTGCACTCCTCGTGATATTCAAAACCTAACACGACAATACTTGATGGCTCGTTGTCTGTGATGGCATCTTCTATCATCTTCTTGCTTATCTGCTCCGTACGTTGTACGTGGAATAAGCCCGAATTGGGTTCGTGTCTCTGTGCTAAAGCTATCAATCCGTTGTCGGGATTGAAAAACAGATATTTATCCCCAGTGAAAACCACGTCAACTCTGTTGCGTGCTGTCTTTGTTACTCTGATAACGTTCATACTACTCGTCCTCCATATCTTTAGCGTCTCTGATTCTGTACCCTGCTAATGCTCCAAACAAGGCGCATAGCAAATAAATTGTAATGTCCATAATAAACCCTTTCTTTTAATTGTTATACTTGTGCGGTCTCTAGGCTTGAACTAGATGTGCTCCTCTATTCGCTGACCGCTACCAATTTTACTTCTTGCCAAAATTGAAGATTCTAACGAATCTATAGAACGTCTTGAGGTCGCAAAGGTGGAAGAGGTCTTCCAAAATATACTCCTTGCACTCTCTGTTGCACTCTCTGTAGGTCTCCTGCATCTGCTTTGCGGTCTCGTTTCCGCATTCAAGCCAATACATAAAGATGGCTCCCAAACTCTCATAGTCGTTGTACTCGTCATAGTACTTCTTCTGCTGCTCGTAAGTCTTATTCTTTCTCATAATCTTGTAGTATTGTGGTGGGGATTACTCCCCACCTAGTTAGTTACTCTTCTTCTCTTCTAACTCAAAGCCCTTCTTGATTCCTTTGAGATACATTTCCGCTTGCTCAAAGGTGTAGCTAGTCCAAGTCTCCAATCCGTCCTCGTAAATGTCAATACATTCGTCCTCGGCTTGTGGAGTGCTCTTAAGCGATATGAAATCATAACCAACGTGGGTGTTGATTTCCTTAACTGATGTATTCAAGTAGTTAATATCCTGCTCGCTTACATCTACCATATTTTCGTTATACTTCAACATAATCGTACCTTTTAATTGTTCAACCATCTAGTATTTGTGATTCTCGTTTGTGCGCCTGCAACTCTGTATTCAGCCGCATCTTTCTTCACTTGGGAGTATGATGTTTCCTTTTTGTCGTAAACACTTTCCTGCTCCCATCCATAGCCGTAGTTAGTCTAGATTGCCCAACCATAGCAGTATTTATTCTTCTTTGCCATAATCTCCTAATCATTAATCTTGTTAACTAATTCTTGCATACTAGCAAGTTTTTTAATGTCTGCGAAGATAGGGTAATGCCGCATATCTTCGCTGAGTTCTTGATATTCATCGCCTTATCGAGTAAAGCGAGAGTGATGATGCAAATATCATCGCTCGTCAGTGTTATTGTCTTGTCCATAATCTTATCTTAATCTCGTTATTGTTGTTTTAAAGATAACCTCACAACTATCTGTTGACTGCTCAATACTCTTGCGCTCGTAAGTTGTGTAATAGTTATCGTATATATCCTTACTGCGTCCAACATACTTGTAACCAGCCTTGTTAAGGTTTCGTTTCAGCAACTCAGTTTCTTTGTCGCTAAGATGCTTTGTGTATATTGGCTCCATTGTTACTCTGTCCGCATATCTTTCGATTCTGCGGAAATCTACTATATTATCTGCCATAGTCTCGAATTGTTTGGCGTGGGGAGGGGCGCTAGCCCCTTGGGGGCGCTGCCCCCTTATCTCCCACTAAAGTTTGCTTCTTATCTGTCCTAATGAAACTCTTTCCTTTGGAGTGAGGTAGATGCCGTTAGCTCCTTCCTCACTACTGGCAACCTCATGCAGGATATACTTAAGCACCCACAACTGATTAGCCGTTAAATCTAGTCTCTTTATCGTTGCCATATGTTATAATCGTATGTTTGTCCTAAAACCTTGTCGTATAACTCTCTAGTCTTCTCCACGCTATTTCCCTTCCAGTGGAATGGATTCTCGTTAGCGGTTCTTCGAAGCATGTTGGCAACCACGATGGCTTCTGCCTTTGTGAGTTTCAATATAATCATTGGTGTTTGTGATTCCTTCTTCATTGTGTTGTTGCTATTAAATTGTGAAACATTAAAGTGCAGGTGTACGTTTGCTCCCAACGTTCACAAGCTATATGTGACCTAGCTCCCTCACTTAACGTTCGTGGGTCAACGTGTTTCGATATTTCTCTAGTCTAACACGACTAGCGTTTTTCCATCTTGCGTGATGAGTGTTTGAGGCTTCTTTGCCTTTGTGCTTTGAGAGTGTCACTAACTCGGTGTACGTTGTCCTCGGTGTGTTACAGAGTTCTACCTCTCCGTATTGCTGACTAACACTATTTCTATAGCGGTTGTTTCTCATCAATTCACTAATGTGCCATCGCTCCGCTTTTGAAACCGAAACCAACTTGATTTCGAGTGCAAAGATAAGGCAATCTTTTATTTTTGCCAAATTTCTATGCACTTATTTTCAAATTACGCCTTATTTTTAACTCTCATTAATAAAAGATTGCCTTAATTTTACAGATATTAAGTAAAATATCGGTTTATTTTTCGTATCTTTGCAACCTAATTAATAAGGCAATATTTTATGGCATTCAAAGTAAATAGTACAATAAAGATAAATCTTAAAGAGATTTTGAGAGAAAAGGGCGTTACTTCTAAGGAGTTAGCCGAGAGATTGGGGGTTACTCCAGTCACTATCAGTTATATCGTAACTAACAAAACTACACCTTCTCTTGATATGCTTTGCAGAATAGCGAAAGAGTTGAACGTGAAGCTATCCACTCTTCTAGGTGAGGAACCTTTAAAGGTTATTGATACATCTAAGGAGTTTGCGGCATTCGTGCGTTACAAGGGCATCCACTACACCGCTGATACTCTTGATGAGTTCTTTAAACAAGTTGACGAATTAAAAGCAATAGCAAGATGAAAGAAAATGTAATTAAGGTTTTAAGGTGGATTGCGGTCTTGCCTGCTTCGGCAGCAGCAGCGTTTATCGCAAACGCTTTAGTTGTAGTAGGAAACAAGATGAGTTCTTTTATTTGGGGTGGAACATCATTCTTTAGTGAGTTGTTTATATTTGTGGTTGGTGCTGGAGTAACTGGCTATGGATTTATAAATGCAGGGTATTATGTTGCGCCAAACCATAAGAAACAAACTGCCTTGGTGTTGTGTGCTGTTTTATCCGTAATTTGTGGTGCTTCACTTACTCTCGGTTTCATTATGCACGGATTTTGCTGGGAATCTTGCAAGACCGCTATCGCTGGAGCCATAACAATCGGTGCAGCTATTTTCACATACGCTAATATCGAAGAGGAAGGGCGCTAGCCCCACACGGCATGGGGAGGGCGCTTGCGCCCGTGGGGGCGCTGCCCCCTTATCTCCCCCGAGGATTTTACTCCCCCTTCTCCACCTACAGAGAGAGAACACACACAATAGAGAGAAGAACACACCACATAACACATCACGCAACACTCACGCAACACGACACAACACCTTTGCCTGCAAACTCTGCAAACCTTGCAACCCCTAAGACTTGGTACGGAGAAGGTATAGAGAGGGTACGGAGCGGGTCTAGACTGCATCCATCGGGCTTCTTTCTAGATGAACGGTAAATCCTGCACGAAACTGACTATACCCCGAAAAACACCATAAATCGGCTCTAGATGGGCTAAAAACGGCTCTTATATGGCTCAAAACTCACGAATTTGGTAGAAATCCCGACCATCTGCCCGAAAATCGCAAAAATCAGCGAAAATGGAAGGAGTTCGCTTTTGATTATGCCTGCACAACATTCAAATGCAGCGTTAAATCTTCTTAAAGCCTTTTTTATGCGCACGTGCGTACCTATTAATGAAAATGGGCTTTTTATTTGCAAAGTAACTTCATTTATGAAATAAGAAATAACTTTACTCTAGTCTTTTATTCACCCTCAGGAACAACTGAGACTAAAATCCACAATATCAACAACTTGTAGTTTTATTACAATTAGCACTATTGTTTACAAAATTGGCGATTTTTGGAGGTGCGATGGAAAAAGGTTTGGGGTGGATTGCGCCCCGACAAACAGACTAGTGGTTGGAGGGGTAAATTTTCACGACCGGAAACACGGCAAAAGCTATCGCCAAATATTATATATTTGCCCTCGTAAATCAAATAATTGCAATTATGAGTGAAATTTTAGCAAGAATCCCAAAGAATTTGACCTCTTCCCCAGTGCTTGGGGAGAAGAAGGAGTGGGTATTGGGCGCTGCATCCTTGGCGCTTGGCATCGGTTCGTCTCTGTTCGGTGCTAACAAGGCGAAGAAGGCGGCTAGACGAGCACAAGCCGAGAATCAGTACAGAACGAACGCTGAGAAGGCTTGGTACGACAAGAACTACAATACCGGCTACCTCGACACGAAGTCAGGACAGAACCTTATGAGAAGAGCGCAGGAGGTGCAGGATGAGTATATTCGCAAGGCTGATGGCGCAGCTGCCGTTGGTGGTGGAACTGCTGCAAGTGTGGCGATGGCGAAGGAGAGCGCAAACAAGGCGATGGGTAACACGATTGCCAACGTGGCAGCGCAGGACACTTCACGCAAACAGCACGTTGAGGATGCTCACCTTGCCAACACTCAGCAGTTGTCTAGGGAACGTCAGCAGATTGAGCAGCAGAAGGCGCAGGCAACGAGCGATGCAGCCCAAAACGCTTCAAATGCTCTCTTCAATTTCGGTGTGAACCAATTGGGGTCAGAACTTAAAGGAGCTAAGTCGCAGAGTAGCAGCAAGTTAGCAAATCCAACACAGACTCTTGACAACAAGAATGTAACAGACATTAGCGCTGGGCTATCACACAAGGCTGATGCGAACGGACTTTTGAACCCGAACGCATCCAATAACCAGTTGGCTGGTAACACTATGCTGGATGAAGCGGTAGGCAACCTCAACAAGAAGAAGCCGAAGGTTCCTCACCTAGGAGTGTAGGGCTGGGAAGGTGAGGAGCGAGCGACTGGCGAGACAAGGGCAGGCAAGGCATAGAGGGCACCCCAAGACCCCCACCCCCTTTGACCACCGTTTGCAATTATAGTATATAAATACATAAATAAAAATCCCGCCACCCCCCACCCCCTCATTTTGGATTTCGGTTTTCCGATTTCCCCCACCCCTAAATTTTCGGGAAGTGTTAATGAAGTTAAATATTAAAATAATATAGATATGACATTTGAAGAAGCAAAGAAGATATTAGAGAAGGAGTTTGCAGTGATTAACCTTCACAAGTCAACAGAGCCATTTGAGTTTGACGATAGCAACTGGTTTAAGCATGAGAAGCCTTCTGTGCTTGAAGCTTTCCGTGTTTTATCCAAGGAAGGTTATTATATAACCATTAGCGGACATGATTACGATATGCGTAAGAAACGTTTGGATAAGGAGTACGAAAAGAACACCAAGGCTCCCGGTTCTGCTGAGAACCTCATCAAGGAAGATTCAGGCGTAAACCCTGCCCTTAAGGAATCAGCCACCCAGTTCAACGATGCCTTGTTGGATGAGCAGGCAAAGAAGATTGCCAAGCAGGATGAAGAGATTACTCGTTTGCTTTCGCTTGTAGAGAAGAAGGAGAACAGTATCAGCCGATTCTATTATGAAAAATCAGTTCTGGAGAAGGAAAATGAGGATTTGAAAAAAGGTGAGATTCCTGCGAGATACTTCGATAAAGCCTTGGTTGACGAACAGGCTGAGAAGATCAAGAAGCTGGAGCATGAAAAGCTCGACATATTGGAAATTGCTAGTTCTTCCAAGCAAACCATTGCTGAGCAGGCAGACAAGATTAAGCGTCTCGGCAAGGAGATTACCCGACTCAACAAGATCATCCGCAAGAAGAACTTGAAGATTGAGGAGTTGAGGAAGGAAAGCTCCAGACACCTAGGAGGAAAGATAAAGATGTTCGGCGAGAATTTTGATTTGGAACAGGAGTTAAAGGATAAGAACGCAGTTTTGGCTGACGTTGCAGAGGAACTTCGCCTTTCAAAGATTCGTGAGAAGAATCTGACCGAGGTGTGCCAGAAGTACGTGAAGGAGGTTGAGGATTTGAGGGAGAAGCTTGCCAATAAGGTTGTTGACAAGATTGATGCTCAGGCTTTGAAGAGTGCCGAGAGCGCTCTGGCTTATAAGGAAAAGGTGATTGAGAAGTTACAGAAACAACTCAAATACAAGTCTCCACTTCCTTCTGGTTCTGTAGAAGCTATCAATATTTATGTTAACAATATATCAAGAGCAAGCAGAGGCGGTTTCAACAAATCGGTAGCCTCAACAATGGGGGAAACAGAATTGAGCGAGACCTACGAATACGGAGACAAGAAATTAAAGTATGCGCTTCATTTTAATGAAGATGGCAGCATTACTTATGAATGCTCTGACCCAGACAAGAAAAATCGTCATAATGGTGATGGACTTCCTACACCAGAAGAGCCAAAGCATGATAATAGCTTTAAGGATTTCATAAGCAAAACTATTGATAATTTTAACAGAAGAGCTGCTGAACTCGGTTGCGTAGGAGGCAAGGACGGCAACGGCATCTTAGATCAGATGGTTGGGGTTGATATTGCAGAGGAAGGTGAAGACCATTCTGGTGTAATCGTTCTATGCGGTAAGGATTTTATTGATGCAATAAAGAAAATGAAGTAAGATATGCCAGTAAATAATCAGAATCCACAGCAGCAGAAAAGGGTGCCTATCTCCATCAATGGGTACCCTCAGGCTGTACATGATATGATGAGGGCTAAGTACCCTGATTATGATCAGGTGATGGGATTGGGAAACCAGACTATGCTGGGTGGTCCTAGTGGGCAGATTCCGGCGGTTGCTCCACAACCTATGAATATGAACGTGTTTCAGCAGAATGGGGGCGTTAGTGGGAAGCTGGAGACTCCTGCTGTTCAGACTCAGCAGGCACAGGCAGCGGCTTCTTCCGTACAGACTCCCTATCTGGGTGATGCAGCAGAGAAGACTCAGCAGCCTCAGACCAGTTTCGAGGGAATGCAGCAGCCTCCTACAGGATGGAAGGCGGACGGAACGCCAAGCTATGATGCGCTTTCTTCCGCTTTAAGTGGCTATCAGACGGCACAGAGCAAGCAGGTTCCAGAGTTCCAGGCAGACCCTTCCCAGAGGGATGGCGGTTTCTTCGGATGGCTGGGCAAGCTGATTCCCAAAAGCCGACCGGGCATGCGTGAGGGTGAGACTCCTGATGAGTATGACCGCAGGATCACCACCAACAGAGAACGTATTGCGGCATTTGCCGATGCCATCCGTCACATGGGCAACATCGTGAATACTTCCAAGGGTGCGCCTCTGCAGGTGTTCAACGACCCTACCGCCATGATGGAACAGGGCTACCAGACAAGAAAGGCTCAGAGACAGAAGCAGGATGCCATTGATGCTGATGCGGCTTACAAGCAGGCAAATCTTGACCTCAAGAGTGCTGCTGCCAGAGCAGAGCAGGCTTACAAGCTGTATCTGGCAGGGCTTCGTGGTGATAATGCCCAGCTTGCCAAGGATAAGTTTGAGTACCGAAAGGGCAAGGATGCGGCGTCTGCACAGTACAGACAGGCGAAGGATGAGCGAGACTTCGAGTATAAGCAGGGGCGTGACAGGGCAAAGGACGAGCAGACCAACAGAAGACTGAACATTTCACAGTATAATGCTACCCATAAGGGAAGCGGACGTGGACGATCAGGCGGCGGTGGAGGCTCTTCTGCCAAATACGTAACTTGGGATGCAGAAGGCAAGCCTCATTACGCATCCAACAAGACCATGTATGAAGCAAATGAAGCTTACTACAACGGAAATACTTCTGGCAATTCTTCTACTTCAACCAGCAAGGAAGTGTTCAATAGGGATGGCTCTACTACAAGAACTACCAATAGACAGGGCGGTTCCTCTGTTGCACAGAGAGCAGGAGCACAGAGAAGACAGAGGGAAGAAGCCAGAAAGAGAGCATCAAAGCCTGCCGGCAAGTCGAAGAATGGCTATAAGAATACAAAGAAACTTGGTTTATAAACATTAATATATAAAATATGGCTGGAGATAAATTTGACCAACTTTATAACGCCTTGAAAGCAGATGGCGCAGTATCGGGAACTAGAGAACATTTCAGACAGTTCGTGTATGCGCCCGGCAAGCAGGGCTATCATAACAGAAAGCAGCTCTATGATGCGCTTCATGCTGATGGTGCTGTTTCCAGTAATTCCTATGAGGAGTTTGCGCAGCGGCTTGGACTCCATGCTGTAAATCCGAAGCCTCAGCAGAAGCCAGTAGCGCAGCAGAAGCCAATGACTACTTCGCAGAGGGCACAGAAGGTGGCAGCTCAGTATAAGCAACAGAGGCAGCAGCCTCAGAGACCTCAGCAGCCTAGTAGAGCAACAGCTTCTGGTACAGACTATATGAAGAACTGGCAGTTGATGCACATGCGCAACGACCAGATGAACCCGATGCAGCAGGCTCAGGCTAGCAATATGCGCGCGCGCATGCAAGGAGCACAGGAACAGGCTGCACGTCAGGAACAGCAGAGAGCAACCCCTATCAGCAGAAGCAGAATAACCCCTACTGCCAAGAACTTCAACGAAACGATGCAGCAGCTTTCTACTCCAGAAGCTCGCAGGGCTAGAGCCAAGCAGCAGAGAGAGGACGATGCAAGGAATCTTGCCCAGTATGAGGTTGAGGGCAATAAGTTCGTAAGAAACGACGGCCAGTCCGAAGGTATTTTGGGTAATGATCTTCTCAGTCTGGTTGATTCTTCCATGAATGAGGCGCAGGAACTGACACGTCAGCAGTATCAGCAGAACCTTGACAAGATGGGCGGCATCTATGCGCCTCAGTCGGTAAAGGAACAGGCTTTTCGTGATGCTCAGACGCAGGAGCAGGTGAACCGCCAGAACGTTCTGATGAACAATCTCAGCAGCAAAATCAACGAGATTTACTCACAGAAGGGAATGCAGCGCCATATTGCCGAGAGCGCAGAGAAACTGAACATGAGTGTGGAGGAATACGTGAACAAATACGTTACTCCAGAGATTATGAACTATGCTCAGAAGGCTCTGACGATGCGAAATCAGGAGGAAATCATGCCTCATGGTGCGCTTGACTATATCGCCAAGAACCTCAGCAACTCTATTATCGGTATGGTGGTGGCTCCATCTGTGATGTCTAGAGATACACGACAGAGATTGCAGGAAGGTATTGCTATTGCTGATGGTGATGCGGAGATTCAGAAGGTTGCCGGTCACAAGGATGAAACCTACCGCTCGGGAATCGGTACGAGATTCGCATCTACTGCCGTAAACATGGCTGCAGATTCCGGTCCACTCGCTGTAATCGGCGCTGGTGCAAGTGCTGCCGTGAATACAGGAACCCGTGTTCTGACTAACGGACTGGTGAAGGCTGGCGTGATGAAGGCAGCTCAGAAACTTACCGCCCAGCAGATGGCTTTCAAGGTTGCCAATATGACTACGGCACAGAAGATCATGTCGGGATTGGGAACCAGAACGGCTACAAGTTCACTGAACCTTGCAGGATATTCGGGTGTGACAGCTGCCTTGAGTCAGGCTTCAACAGGCGATGATACATCTTTGCAGGCTATCGCTGAGGCTGGACTGAAAGGTGCTGAGCATGGTGCTGTAACTGGTGCTATGTTCGGTGTATCTGGTGCTGTGATGTCTCCTTGGGTTTCCAAGTTCGGTATTACAGGTATGGAGAAGAGTACTGGAGAGAGATTGCTTCATGGCACACAGAAGTTTGGTGCTACGGCCGCTGCTCTCGGCGTTGAGGCTGGAACCATGATGGTTGCCGACAACGTGACTGGCGACAAGGATATTTCCTTCGGTACTTGGCTGGAAGATGTTGTGATGGTGGGTGCTTTCAAGGCTGGCGAGCCAAGCAACTTCGTGAAGATGGGCAACATTCTGCATCATCTTACTCATAATGATAACCCTCATTTCGTGATTGGTAGAAACGACAACGGCTCCCCTATCGCCGTGGATATTCGTCTGACTCCTGACGAGAAGAACGAGTTGATTTCTTCTGCATCGGGCAAGAATCTGATGGATGCCTTTACAAAAGTGGACCGTGCATCGAAGACAGCTCCAAGAGACCCGAAGTATAAGACCGCTTACACGGATTTCATGAACGACCCAGATGTTTCTCAGAGCACCAAGGAGAAGGTGAATGCGGCCATGGGACTATTTAACACGACAAGAGGCAAAAGCTACCGCAGCGTGAACGATGTGAAAAATAAGCAGGTTCTGGAATACACCAAGAATGGAACGCTGCTTACACGTACATCTTACAAGAATGCCGATGAGCGTAGAGCCATCCTTTACAAGCAGAAGCTTTATCGTGATAATGACGATATGATGTCGCTGATGGGCTATGCAAGGATGAAGGATATGCAGTTCATAGATGATGATGGAACTGTCACTAATCTAGCGTTTAGATTCCTTAAAGAAAACGGATATGACGAGAATAAGGATATTACAGACCCGAATAATGCCCGACTGATTAATGAGTTGCGCAACCAGAAGAGTGCGCTCTATCTTGACTGGGAAAAGTATGCAGACAAAAACGGTTTGCTTGGCTACCTCAGATCAGAAAGCAAAGGTTATACTAATAACTTCATGGCTTCTATCAAAGAACTTCTTGGTAAAGAAGGAAGCATTGTTATTGATATTGACAAAATCATGCGCAAGGACCCAATGAAGCGTACCGATGAGGAGAACAGAATCTTCTATCATGTGAAAAGAGCACTCGAAGATGAGCTTTTCCCTAGCTGGAGACCACACGCAGACCAGTCTGCCAGCCAAGGTAAGACGGTTGCCGAGGAGCATAGTCTGGGAACAGACAACCCGGATAGCGGCGTTGTAGTTGATGAGTTGCGCAACCTTCGCAATGCAGAACAGGCGGTTGATGAAGCGATGGAAAGCAACGATGTTTTCAAACAGACCTTCGAGAAGTTGCACCAGCAGGGCTTGACACCGGCACAGATTTACGATGCACTCATTCAGAATGGATTGACCCAAGAAGAGTTGACCCCACTTGCCCAATATATCAATGCGAACGCCAGAGTTCAGGGTATGCAGCAGACTACTGCTGATGTCATAGAGGAAAATGTGAAGAGCTTCACTTCCGATTGGAGCTATCACGGAACCTTGAACGGTCAGGCGATGAATGGCGAGCAAGCTTTGTACGTGCAAGACAGCAACGGAAGAACACTTCTTGTTGGTTCAGGTGATGTTGCCTTCGACCAGACTACAGGTAGAGCCAAGGAAGGTAGCGGCGATATGCTTGTCTGCTTCGACCCTAATACCAGGGAAATGGTTTATGTGAAGGCAGATGAGGTTACTCTATTTCAGAATCAGCCTATTGACCAGTTTGCTGCAGAATATCGTCAGAGATTGCAGATGAAGAACTCTGAGCCTTACAATCAGGCGGCACAGGAACAGGCGATGCAGGATGCTGCAAAGCCTCAGCAGGAGCAGGAGGCACCACAAGATGATACCACAAAGCCAGAAGATAGTACCACAAAAGAGGGTGATTTAACAAAAGATAATACCACTTTAACAAAAGTTGATACCACATCGGGCAAAGATAATACCACAAATGAGGACTTAGCACCACAAGAGCAGCCTCAACCTAGCAGAAAGTTTGCCGATGGTTCCGATGTTCCTATGGCTACGGACAGTAAGGGAAGACCTACGCCAGACTATGCTAGTATGACTCCTGAGCAGAGTGCAGAGATCCTTACTGAGGATTTCGGGGATAATGCTGAGAAGGTGGTGGACGGACAGATTCAGAAAGCAGAGAAGGCTTTGAAGGATGCCGAGAAGATGAAGGTGGACTATACCGCCGAACCTAACGACATCATGGAGCAGGAGACTTTGAAGAATCAGACTATTGAAGCTGCCAAGAAGCAGCTGGACCACGCTCAGAATATCAAGAAGGCTATGACTGCCAAGAAGGTGGCTGAGACCGTGGGTAAGACAGAACAGACTGAGGGCGCACATGAAGCTGGTAGCGTGGCTGCACAGAAGTTTGTGAATGCGCCTAGACTGGTGGGCAACAAGCGCACAAGAATGCTGCCTGACGGAGAGACCAAGATTAAGGGGCACTATGAGATTGTACCGGCTGAAAGTCTTACTCCTTCTCACGATGTGAACAATGGCTACAAGAAATCTGAGGGATTCCCTACCGATGCTGAGGGAAGAACCGTGAATGACCGTGACTATGAGCACGACAAGGCGGCTCAGCAGAATACGGACCAGATTGCCCGAAAGTATAACGGTATGGCTATCGAGCAGGTGCCAGTGGTATCTGACGAGGGTATCGTATATGATGGCAACGGTAGAACGATGGCAGGACAGAAGGCGGCAAAGGAAGGCACAGACGGTGAATACATTAACGACCTTCTGGAAAATGCCGAGAACTTCGGCTTTACCAGAGAGCAGATTGAGCAAAGCGGAATCGAGCATCCACGTCTGGTATTGGTGACCGATGAGAGACTGCCATACGATACGGCTACCTTCTCAAAGTTCAACCGAAACGAAAAGAAGACACAGAGTAATACCGAACAGGCGGTTGCCAAGGCTAAGACCTTAACTTCTGACGAGGTAGGCGCGATTGTTGCCGAGATTGAGGGAAATGGTTCTCTTGATGCATTCTTTAACAATTCCAAGGCAATAAATGACTTGGTAAAGACGTTAGTAGATAAAGGCATCATCGGACAGAACGAGGTGGCACAGATGATGGATAGCCCTGAGCGCCTTTCAGCACAAGGCAGGGAGTATGTGAAGAACCTTCTTCTGGGTTCTATCTTCAAGCCAGAGACTATCAGAATGCTGGGCATCGACTCTACGGTGAAGAATAAGGCTATCAACGCTATCCGCTCGGTAATGGACAACATGAAGTTGGGCGAGTTCTCTCTTCGTGATGAGATTGATCAGGCTATCCAATTGCTTTATGAGGCAAGACAGGGCGGTAATAAGGTTGATACGCTGCTGAGAACACCGGACATGTTCGGTGAGGATGCAGCTAAGCGCTACCCTTCTATCTCTCAGATGATGGCTTTGGCTCTGGAAGGCAAGGTTGCGGATTTCAGGGATTTGCTTGATGAGTACAACCGTATCTCAGCAGCAAGAAATACTGGCGAGGGCGATGTATTCGGTGAAGCACCTACCAAACCAGAGTTGATAAAAGAATTTATGGACTTTAAAAAATGGCAAGATTATGGAACAGGACATTCAGAAAATGAAGGAGGCAATGATGTTTCAGGCGTTGAAGAACCTCAACAAGAAGCATCAGGAGGAAATGAACCAGCAGAAGCAGGAACAGAACCAGAACGACCAAGAGTAGAAGAACCAGGCGACTTAGAAAACAAAGAACTTGAAAGTCGTATTAAGGTTACTGACGAGGAAACCGAAACTCCATCAAAGTACGGTCCTATCATGAAGCAAAAGATTGTGATTGATGGCGACAAGGAAGTGATGAAGGTTGATGAGCCTAACAAGAAGGGCGAGTACACTGGGTCTTACTATGAGTATGATGGCAAGAAGTTTGGTGACTTGAATGAGGTTACTGAGTATATTGACAGCAAGAATGAAGAAGGTCCTCTCCCACTCCTTCCAAAGGAAGAGAACCCAGACCCTCAGTTTAACCCAATTGAGGCTGCTGCAGCAGAGTTCAAGAAGGAGCATCCTTTGACCGAGGATGAGATTATGAAGGCAGACGTGGACGATTTATCCAAGGATATGGCTCTTGACTATCTGAACGGAGAAGTGACAGACGATTTGCACCGTGCTATCTACGAAAGCATCTATGCTAAACGCAAGGGATTGAAGGCTGAACCAAAGGTTGAGACTCCTAAAGCTGAACCATCCGCTGACCCAATGGAAGCTTTCAAGAATGCTGCAGAAGGGTTCGAGAAGGAGAAGAAGGGTAAAGTAGAACAGCCAAAGAAGCCAGAGCAGACTGCTGACGATGAAGCGGTAGCGGCTTCCAACAAGAAGGTTAATGACCTTTGGGATATGCTCAAGAATGCCGGCAAGGATGAAATGTCTGCTTCGTTTGTTGGTCTTAACTCTAGACAGCTGGAGGTATTGCCTAAGCTGGTGAGCGCCATGGCAGAGAATGCTTACCTGAGAATCAAGAGAGGTATGCACAATCTTGAAGACGTGGTGAAGGAAATGCGCAAGGAGTTTGCTCCTGCTGCCAAGATTTTCAAGAAGGAAGACGTGGATGCTATCTATGAGCAGATGATGAATATCCGCTATCGTGATGGTGAGCAGCGCATGAGCTTGAAGGAGTGGGCTGACTACTACGAGAAGACTTCACCTAAGCATCAGGAGAATCTGGTGGGTGACTCCAAGAGTGCCGAGGAAAGAAAGATGGCTGAGAAGAAGTTTATTGACACCGTGAACATAAAGTTGGGCTTCAAACATAAATTTAACGGTATTGTTGAGCTGAGAAAGATAGCTGAGAAAGTTGGTTTGAAGGATATTAAGGATACAGACCTTCAGGAGCTTGCTGAAACTGCCATTGTTAAGCGTGCAAGAGGTATCTCTTCAACGGAATCTACCAATAATGCCGAGAAATTCAAGCGCATCAAGACACTCTATGAGAATCAGCCGAGCCTCAACCAGCGTGATTCTGAGCGAGTGATGAAGCAGCAGTACTCTACCCCTGCCCCTTATGCTTTCCTTGCGGATATGTATGTGAAGGGTAACGGTAAGGTGATTGACAGCGCCCTTGAACCAAGTGCCGGTAACGGTATGCTTACCATCGGCTTGCCAATGGATAAGGTACATGTGAACGACATTGATGCCCAGCGATTGGCGAACCTGAGAAGACAGGGCTTCAAGAACGTGACCAGTCAGGACGGAACCCAGCCATTCAACGTAAAGCCGGTTGACATTGTAATTACAAATCCACCATTCGGTAGTGCTGCAACAAGAGACTATGACGGCTACAAGATTTCTTCCCTGGAAGGACAGATGGCTATCAATGCCTTGGAGAGCATGAAGGGTGACGGACGTGCTGCTATCATTATCGGTGGCAACACGGAATATGCCAAGAACGGAAGCCTGAAACCAAAAGACAAGGCTTTCCTTGGTTATCTCTATAGCCACTATAATGTGGAGGACGTGATTAATGTGGATGGCGGTCTCTATGCAAAGCAGGGAACCAGCTATCCTACACGTATTATATTAATAAACGGAAGACGCTTGGACGAGAATGTCTTTCCACCAGTAAAGGATAAGGCTAGAGCGGAAGCCGTGAAAGATTATGACGAACTTTATAAACGAATTGAAGATGATATACTACGAGGTGAACGGATGGATTCTTCCATCGGAGGAGAAACAAGAAGTACTCAACCAGAACTTGATAAACAAGGCGCTGCTGATACTCCTAAAGAGAGAGTACGAGCAGGAAAACGAGGAGGAAGCGAACCAGATGGTGAGCGAGAGCCTGACCTATTTGACTCCACTTCCGTATCAGGAACCCATGATGACTTGGAAAATCAACGAGGAACCGAACCAAGACAAGATGGAGAACTTCCTAATGGAGATAGTAGAGCAGACGGAACAGGGGCAGAGCCTTCTCCAAGCAAAGAACCAACCACTGGAACCAATGAGCAGCGAGGAAATGGATCAGGAGGAGCTGGACGGAATGACGCTCAGCCAAGTACTGATGAACCTGCCAGCACCGGGAGCGGAAGCGGACCACGGGGACAATTACAGCGGGTGGACAAATCCGTACGTGGACTAAGTACAGAGAAAGTTACCTATACCCCTAAGAGTGGAAATCCATTCACTCTGAAAGCAGTTATGCCTGCCGATCAGCAGGAGGCAGTAAACAAGAATCTCGAAAAGCTGGGCGATGCCGACCAGTTCCTTGTTGATGAACTGGGTTATAATGATAAGGACGATTTGTATTCTCATCTTGCTGCAGAGCAGGTGGACTCTGTAGCCCTTGCCTTGCAGCAGGCAAAGAAGGGTAACGCATTCATCATCGGCGATATGACTGGTATCGGTAAGGGAAGACAGGCTGCTTCACTTATCAGATACGCCAAGAAGCAGGGGCAGGTTCCTGTATATTTCACTAAGACCGCTGGATTGCTGAGTGATGTTTACCGTGACTTGGTGGATATTGGAAGCCCTGAGCTGAGACCATTCGTATTCGGTAGTGCCAAGGAAGCTGCCATTACCGACTCAGACGGAAATGTAGTATTCGCTTTGCCATCGAAGAGCGAGGTGAAGCGAGTGCTCGACTACATCGAAAAGAACGGAAAACTGCCAGACGAATACGACTACGTGCTGACTACCTATAGCCAAGTAAGCAACGGAGTCTACGAGTTTGACGAGAATGGTGCCCTAAAAGAGAAGAAACTTGCGAAGGGTAAAACATTCGGCGCTGCTGCCCTTAGCGGACAAAGAAGACGTGATGCTATTGAAAAACTGATGGGTAACGCCTATCTTATCCTTGACGAAAGCCACACGGCTGGTGGCAATAGCGGTCAGGGCAACTATTTTCAACACATTATTCAGAAGGCAAAGAACGTTACCTTCTTCTCGGCAACCTTTGCCAAGAGACCAGACAACATGCCTATCTACGCTTTGCGTACTGCCATGAACGAGGGCGGTATGAAATCATCCGATTTGATTGATGCGGTGAAGCGTGGTGGTGCTACCTTGCAGGAGATTATGAGCCAGACCTTGACGCAATGCGGTCAGATGATTAGACGTGAGCGAGATATGACTGGCGTAACCATCGACTGGAAGGCGATTGATGATCCTGAGCGAGTACAGGAACAGCGAGAACAGTATGATAGTATCATCGGTTTGTTTAATGATATTATCAATTTCCAAAAGAAATACGTTTCAAGTTACGTGGATGAGCGTAATGATGAGCTGGCTGCCATTCAGTCTACTATTGGAATCAAGAAGGGTACCGCTGCCCTGGGAATCAAGAATCAGCCTTTTGCCAGCAAGGCGTTCAATACCGTTCAGCAGGTTCTTCTCTCTCTGAAAGCGAAGTCTGCTGCAGAACGTGCCATCGACTATTTGAAGCAGGGCATGAAGCCTGTGATTGCATTGAATAATACCAATGAATCGCAGACTGGCAACCTTGCGCTTGGTGAGGAAATGGATGCACCTGACTTGGGTACATCTTTGAAGAAGGGTCTTGAAGGTACTCTTCGCTATACCCAGAAGGATGCAAAGGATAATAGCGAAAGCGGTTACATCAAGCTTTCGGATTTGGGTGATGAGGCAGTTGAGGCTTATCACGAACTGGAAAAGAAGATTGAGCAGACAAGTACCGGTCTTTCCCTCTCTCCTATTGATGTTATCAAGAACGAGTTGCAGAAGGCTGGCTATAAGGTTGGTGAGCTGACCGGTAGACAGACCGAGTTCGTTTATAACGACAACGGAACTGTTACCAAGGTGAAGCGTGCTGATACAGACAAGAAGAAACTCGCGCGCGACTTTAACGATGGTAAGATTGATGCGCTTATTCTCAACAAGAGTGCAGCAACCGGTATTTCCCTTCATGCTTCGAGCAAGTATAAGGACCAGAAGAAGCGTGTGATGATCGTGGCGCAGCAGCAGCTTGACGTAAACGATGAGGTTCAGATGCGTGGACGTATCGACCGAACCGGTCAGGTGGCTAGAGGTGCATACGAATATGTGGTTTCCCTTATCCCTGCCGAGCAGCGACTGCTGATGATGTTTAAGGCTAAGTTGAAGTCTCTTGATGCCAACACAACTTCTTCTCAGAAGAGCAAGTTCAACGAAATGGAAGTTGCCGATATTACCAATAAATATGGTGATAAGGTGGTTAAGGAATACATGGCAGAGCATCTTGACCTTTATGCACGCATGGCTGATCCATTCGGATGGGAAAAGACTTACGGTGATGATTTGAGTAGAATCAACCCACAAAACCTTGTTGTCAGTGGTGGAGGTGTCGGTGATGGTGAAGCTGGCGGTGACGCAAGCAAGTTGCTTGGACGTATGGCATTGCTGAGAGTAAACGAGCAGGAGAAGATGTTGCAGGAGATTGGCGAGCTTTACGCCAACGAGATTCAGCGACTCAACGAAATGGGCGAGAACGATTTGGAGATTACCGAGCTGCCACTGAAGGCTAAGACTATCCACAAGGAAGTATGGAAGCAGGGCGCTGAACCGGGCGGTGATAACGCCTTTGCCGACAACACCTATATAGAAAAGGTGAACATGGCTATCTTGAAGAAACCGATGAAGGCATCTGAGGTGAAGGCTTCACAGAAAGGACTGACTGGCGGCAAGACTTGGGATGAATATAAGACCGAGAAGAAGACTGCCGTGAAGGAATACTTCGACCAGAAGATTGCGGACGAGACTCAGAGGTATGAGGAGCGTGCGGTGAAGGCTGCAACCAAGGCAAAAGAGAAGTATATCAAGGATGGAAAGAAGGGTCAGGAGAAATCGGTCATGCCCGATGAGCAGATAGAAAAGAATGCTGAATATCAGTACGAGACTATCTACAAGCAGGAGAAGGATAAGCTGGATGATGTCGTGAAGAACTTGAAGGAGAAGGCAGAAATGTTTGACCGTGTTCTTGACTCCTTCGATACCAACCAGACTTTCGTTCTGCCTACGGACATGAACAATCCTAACGAGTTGAGCGGATTTGGCAACAGCTACGGTAGACTGATTGACATCAAGATTACTGATAACTTCTCGCCTAACGCCTCTTCTGTTTCCTTCGCTACCTTGGATGGCAGAAGAAAGATTACCTTTCCTATCGCAGGCAAGGTGGGTTCTGGTGAAAACAAGGCAGACATTATCGGCGCCATCGACAATATGACTAAGCAGGCAATCGGTATGGGAGACAGCCATCTCAGAGTATTGAACCAAAACTTTGATAACTGGGATAGACTGACTAGCAATGAGAGCCGCAAGAATGGTTATATCGTGACCGGTAACCTGATGCAGGCTTTGGTTGACAGCAAGGATCAGGGCTTGGGCGGTCAGCTGGTGAAATATACTACTGATACTGGCGAGGTGAAGACTGGTATCTTGATGCCAGACCGATTCGACCCTAAGGGCTTAACTACGGATGCGCCTATCAACAGCGTGGCCGATAAGTTTGAGCTTTCATCATGGCATGGTGGTATTGACGAGGTTATTTCATCGGATGGCGATGTAAATGTGAAGCGCATAGATAACTATCGTGGCAACTTCTACGAGCTTCGTGTACCGAAGAGCAAGGCGAAGGGCGGCAAGTACTTCATGGATGAAGATTTGCTGAAACTGGTTAATGGCAATAACTTCGAGACAAGAGGTAACAATATGCTTGCAGAGTTCAAGCCTGAGCAATTGAAGCCAGTACTGGACCGCCTGTCTAAGATGGGCGTGAAGGTGCAGGAGGAGCGCAAGACTTCTGAGGATGAAGGCACCCACTTCCGTGAGGAAGACCCTCAGGAGATAGAATTGCCAAAGGATGAATATGCGGTGTTGGCTCATACTATAGACTCTTCACAAAAAAACTATAAGCGGGGAAAAGTCAATTATGAGTACACTGCTGATAATTTTTATGTATTCAAATACAATAAATACAATGATTATAACGTTTATCAGAAAATCCCTATTGATGGGAATGAAGAATTAATTAATTATATTAAAAATGGAATCAACAAAGAAACTATCAGAAATCCAAGAGATATTGATTCAGCTCTTGAAACAGGTTGGGATGGACGAAACGGGCATTATTGGGACTCTACTTCTAATCAAGAAGGACGTGGAGGCTCAGTACGACCTGGCGAGGTATCTTCACTTCGGTCACGCCACGGAAGACCAAGTAATGAACGTATGGGTGAAGAACTATCTGATAGCCCATCCTCAGCAGTCAACAACCACATCGAAAGAATAGCTCAGAAGACTGGTGCAAAGGTGAACATGGTTTCATCGGTTGATGAAATCACCAACAAGGCGGCTAGGGCTGCTATTGAGGAAGGCAGAAAGATAACTGGCTGGTATGACGAGAAGACTGGCGAGGTACATCTTTACATGCCTAATATCCATGACAGATATACTGCAGAAAAGACCATCTGGCATGAGGTGGTTGGTCACAAGGGTATGAGAGAGTTGTTTGGTGAAGACCGATTCAACCAGTTCCTTCGTGATGTTTGGTACGACTTGGACAAGCCTGAGAATGCGGCTTTAAAGAAGCTGGTGGATGAGGAGAGAAGATACAATCCTCTGAATATCTATAATGCCATAGAGGAAGGTATCGCCCGACTCGCCGAGGATGGCAAGGGTGAGCCGGGCTTCTGGAATGGTATTAAAAATAAGGTATCTGATTTCCTTCATGAAATCGGTTATCGTATTGCCCCTAATACTAAAGATGTGAAGTACTTGCTCTGGTTGAGCAAGAACTTGCAGAAAAATCCGAATGACCCTTATTGGAAGCTGAGAGCCGAGGCGGTGAAATACCGTCTCGACCATGATCGTGTGCCTGCTATCGTGGCGCATGATGGTATGTTCTACGGAAATGACGGCAAGGTCCGCAGTATGGAGAGCATGACCAAGAGCGAATGGAACGAGGCTACAGACGGACAGATTCACTTCCGTACTACCCCATCTGCCGGCACAGCACTTGACAGATACCACCGTTCGCTGGATGAGCACGGCTATATGTTCACCGAGAGCTATATGGATAATATGCTTTCGTTGAAGAAATTGATGAATGCGATTGTGCCTGACAAAAAGATTGAGGATATTGCTTCTTCGGAGAATCCTTATATGCTGCAGAACACCATGCAGGGTGCGATGAGTGATGCGGCTCAGATGTTTGAGCGCAATGTGATGAAGCCGCTTGACAGGGCAATGGCTGGCGTACTGGATGCCTTCGACGGAAAGAAGGACGACGAGAAGATAAGAAACTTCAATCTCTACATGATTACCAAGCATGGCTTGGAGCGAAACAGAGTGTTCTTTGTCCGTGACTTCCTCAGACAGATGAGAATGGACGAGAAGAAGAAGCAGGATGCTGACATCTTGGAGAACCGCTGGGGTAACGAGAAGGAACGTCTGGATAACGAACTGAATGCTGGTAATATCGACCAGAAGGAGTACTACAGACAGATGGATGAGTTCATCAGTAACGAAATCGACCCAGACTATAAGGCTGGCGAACACGACTATTCGGGCATTCACGCTATTCAGGAGGTGGCGAAATCTTCGGACCCTTACAATGACGCTGAGGCTATTCAGAGCGTGATGGATTCGGAAGCTAAGATGGAGAGCATCAAGAAGGGTGCTGTTAAGGATTATTGGGATAAGGTGAAGGCTGCTACCCAGTATTCGATTGACAGCGACTACAAGAATGGCATCATCAGCAAGGAGTTGCACGGTCATGTATCTAATATGTTCAACTGGTATGTGCCTTTGAGAAAGTATGATGAGGCTACTGCAGAAGATACTTATGGCTACATTACTGAGCAGGGAGACCCGAAGAGCTATATCGGAAGCACCATCATGAGAGCGAGAGGACACAAGTATCTGAGTGAGACAAATGTGCTGGCGCAGATTGGTGCGATGGGTAACAGAGCTATCAAGAATGGTGGTATGAATGCCATCAGACAGGCTTTCGCAAGATTCGCGCGAAATAATTCGGGCAATAATCTGATTACAGAAACGAGTGTATGGTATGAGAAGGACCCAATGACCGGTATTGTTTATGAGCGCTATCCTGATATTCCTGAGGATGCTACACCAGACGAAATCAACCAGATAGTTGCAGACTTCAATACGGACATGAAGGCAAAGGCTGCACAGGGCTTGGCATCGAAGGTTTACCGCAGGGGCAGTATCGGCTATAAGTTCCAAAGAGCAGAAAATAAATCACAGCATATCGTGGACGTAAAGATTGCCGGCAAGACCCATTCCTTTATTATCAACGGAAATCCTAGAGCAGCGCAGGCGTTGAATGGGTTGCTGGAGAACTCTAGCGCCAAGGGATTCATGAAACCTTTGAGCACTATTTCTAGAATGATGGCACAGCTCTGTACATCTTATAACCCTGAGTTCGTGATGAGAAACGCCTTCCGTGATGCTGAATTTGCTTCGAGCAACGTTACATCGAAGGAAGGTGCAAGATACGGGGCGCTTTGGACTAAGTACTACGCACAGCTGGGTCTGTATAAGGGCGCATCGAATATCAGCTTGAAGGATTTCAGCGGTTCTACCGGTTTGGGATTGTTCGCCAAGTATCGTAACGGAACACTTGATAATTCTGACAAGGTTCAGAAATATTTCAAGGAGTTCATGGAGAACGGCGGTGAGACAGGTTGGGTTCAGATCAAGAACATGAAGGACTGGACCAAGGAATACAAGAAAGATGTGAAGAGCGAAAGAAGCAAGATTGACAAGGGCGGCGCTGCCCTTCGTGACTTCTTCTTCGGAAATCTGGCGAACATCAACGAGGTGGCTGAGAATATCGCCCGATTCGCTACCTACTGTGCGAGTCGAGACAGTAACCGTTCTATCATCCGTTCGGTCTATGATGCGAAGGAGGTATCTACCAATTTCAACCGCCATGGTAGCGGTGATGCCATCAAGAGTTTCAAGAACGGAGAAATGACTGGCGGCAAGGCGGCTGCAAGATGGGCTTACGGATTCACGGCTAGCTATCTCAGACATTGTTCTATGTTCTTCAATGCCGGTATTCAGAGTACGAACCTTCTTGTGAAGAACTTGAAGAATCATCCTGTGGGTACTTCTATCAATATGCTTGCCATTCCTTTTGCTCTCGGTGCGCTGGCTGCACTTGGTAACAATGTGCTGATTTCGAGCGAGGACGAGAAGGACAGAAAGGGCGTGAAGGACCCATACGGAGAGCTGCCTGACTACGTGAAAAGAAACAATCTCTGCATCTACAAGGGCGGTGGTGAGTTCGTAACAATTCCGCTTGCCATCGAGTTGAGAGCTTTCTATGGTCTGGGCGACTTGGCGGCTGGCTTGACCTTCTCACCAAACGTGAGCGGACAGAAGAATCCTGCCTTGGATGCCGTAGGCTGCATGTCGCAGCTTGTGCCGGTGATGGACTATCTCGGTAACTCTTCGGCTGGCAAGGAGCCATTGAATGAGACGATCAAGGCTATCTCTCCTTCCGCCCTGTCTCCTTTCGTGGAATGGGAGTTAAATACCGACTGGAAGGGTGCGCCGATTGAAAGACGTGGTGACTGGAATGAAAATTCCCCTGCTTGGCAGAGAGCCTACAAGGGTGTGCCTGACGGATATATGGCTGTGAATAAATGGGTGAATGCCCAGACCAACGATGTAGCCAAGGGTAATGAGGATATGCTGGGTAATAGTTTCCTGGATATGGTGACGAACCCTAGTATGCTGAATCACTACATCGGTGGTATCGGTGGCGGCGCCGCTACCTTTACAGAGCGAGCTATCGGTGTTATCAAGCACGGAAGCGACACGGAAACCAAGGATATTCCTTTCCTCCGCTCTCTTCTCTACACGCCAAACGAGCAGAGCAGCTTGCAGAGAACCAAGAGCAAGTGGTATAACTACAAGGACGAAATGGAGAAGACAATGGCGAACGTGGATAGATTGAAATCGAAGAACGTTCCGCTGGATAAGAGAATCACGAATATCGGTGAGTATTATCAATTCCAGAACTCCAAGGAAGCTGCCAAGGTGAGAGTAATCGAGCTGGCAGAGAAACAGATGAAGCGATGGAAGAAGATGAGGGATAAGGCGAGCGATACCGAGAGCATCAACTTCGCTAATCAGAATATTGATAGGATCATGATGGATGCGGTGGATGAGTTGGATAGATTGAATTAATATAGAAAGAGGAGTGGGCGCAAGGCTCACTCCTCTCTTATTTATAATCCTAATGCCTTTGTATGAGACATTTTGTTTTCTCCCTTTGTCAGCTTTATCGCATCTGATTCATAAAAGCATCTAGAGCAGAAACAATCAACATAAGGAGTATAGGTATAGTAATGTACTTCGTTTACACTATATCCTTTTTTTATTAATGGGCATGAACTATTCGAATGAATGGTTTGCTTGTGATTAGATAAATCCCTTTCTATATAAACGTAATCTCCTAACCTAGTTGGCATAAAATAATATACAACAACTAGCACCATTCCAAAGGCTAGAAAGGCTAATAAACGTATATGCAGCCTTCTTATTTTCGGAGCGAAGTGCATATCATACATTTCTTTTTTAGAAACTATTGCACCGTTTGTTTTACCTACTGTGCATATACGATACAATGACAGACAGGATAAAATAAACAGAACCGCAAATATAATAACCAAAATAATTGTTTCCATACGCTACAAGCTTTATTTTTTATGCAAAGGTAGCGAAAATAATGATAGGTTGTATCAGATTTGGGGTACTTTTTCCATTGTTTAGACTTTTGCTAAATAAATAAGTAAAAGGAGACTCAGCATAAAATGCTGAGGAACAGCGGCTTGTATGGCGAAAATTTTATTTTGAGCATAGTTAGGCAGGGTGCTAGCTTCTTCGTAACTTTGCACCAAGTTCAATAGTGAACGAAACGATTAATCTATCATTTATTATGTCAGAATCTAAGACATACATCTTTGGTGAAAACCAAAACGGAGGTTCAAACGGAATGCTTGGACTTCTTGCTCCTCTGCTCCAGAAGCAGGGTGTGGATCCAAATGTGCTTCTCGCCATGAAGGGTAACAATGGAATGTGCGGTGAAGGCGGCTGGTTCATGTGGGTTATCTTCCTCTTCTTCCTTATGGGTTGGGGCGGCAATGGCTGGGGCGGCTTCGGTGGCAACGGTCGTGGCGGTATCGCTAACGAGATTAACAATGACTACGGTCGTAGCCTCTTGATGGATGCCATCGGCGGTAATCGTAACGCACTCAGTAATCTCGCTACTCAGCTCAACTGTACTGAAGGTCAGATTCAGAATGCTATTTCTGCCTTGACTTCTCAGGTTCAGAACGTGGGTAATCAGGTAGGCATGAGCGGTATGCAGACCATCAATGCTTTGCAGCAGGGTAACATGCAGATTGCTCAGCAGATTGCAAACTGCTGCTGCGAGAACCGTCTGGCTATCTGTCAGCAGACTGGAACCTTGCAGAATGCCATCAATAACGTAGCTACCGGTCAGGAGCGTGGCTTCGCAAACGTGGCTTACGAGACTCAGCGACAGACTTGCGACTTGCACAACGCTATCAAGGAAAGCACCCAGACCATCGTTGACGGTCAGAAGCAGGCTGAGATGCGTGAAATGCAGAACAAGATTGATTCTCTGCGTGAAGAGAACAGTACCTTCAAGTCTTCCGCAATGACTTCACAGATTGTGGGTCAGGCGGTGGCTCCTATCAATGCGGTATTGGCTGGTCTGCAGAACGAGGTGGCAGGTATCAAGTGCAAGCTGCCAGAGACCGTAACCACCCCTTACAGCCCATTCACTGCGGTTCCTAACTGCGTTGCTTATCAGGCTGGCTTGTATGGTTTGAATGCTGCCAACGGTGCAGGATTCTGGGGTTAAAGAAAGGAGGCTGCTATGTTATGGTTAAGACCTTTTTCTTGGGTGAATCGTAACGGTTCGGCGGCTATCGCTTCTACTGGCGTGAAGGTGAATACCGCCAATGTGGTGTTCACCTTTAAAAACCACGCCTTCGTGAATGCCAACTACAGGGGAACGATTTTCGTGAATCTGATGCAGGCTATTCCGACTGGAACGACTGGTACGCTGCCTATCCTTTTCGAGACCAACGGCGCAACCCAAGCCGTAACCAAATTCAATGGTGATGATTTGACGGTTGCTGACGTGCCGGGAACTGGAGTGGTTCAGCTCTGGTTCGAGCGAGATACTAACACCCTTCAGCTAATGACGGGTATTGTTTAACAAACAGAATAGATAATAGGAGATTACATTATGTTTCAAGGACTACGAACAAATTCTTTATTCTATGTGCTCGATAAGGGTGAGAACCCGAACTTGAAGATCGGTCAGGTTGTTTCTATTAGCAATCCTCAGACGAGATACCCATCCTTCAACAATGGCTTCACCCCTCAACCTATGGAGACTGTGGTGGACGTTAAGGTGAAGCTGGGTGACGAAGAGGTGGATTTCAAACAGCTACCTGCTAACGGACAGATAGCGAACGACAAGAATCTTGTGGTAAGCGATAGCAAGGAAGCCATGAGTGCAGAGGTCGATGCAATGCTGAGACAATCCAAGGCGATACTGGAGAGCGTAGATTACCATGAGAGAGTCGTTAAATCTTGTGAAGGAATGCTACTGCAGCTCAACCCCCAGATAGCCAAGGAGAAGGAACAGACCGAGAAAATCAATAAGCTGGAAGGCAAGGTTTCCGGCATTGATGGCAAGGTTTCCGGCATAGAGGGCAAGATTGACAAGATTATGGGATGGCTCCAACAGACCATCAACAAGTAATCTCCTAACTATTCACTTTAAAAATCTTAGAATTATGATAATGGTTGAGATTACAGAAGACAAGTTTGATGGCTTGTATGAGAACGTGGAGAAGGGCTTGCGCTACTTGGATAAGGCTATGAACTGCCTGGGCGAAATGAAGCGTGAAGGCAGACGTGACCGATACGGCGAGCGCAACCGCATGCCCGATTACAGAGGTCGTGGAGGCAGAAGTGGTATGCGAGAGCATGAGGAGTACGACGACATGCGCCAACGTGAAGACCGTGAACGTGATTACAGAAGTGATTACGGAGAAGATTACTAACTAGTTTGGGGTGTGCTCAAAAATGGGCATACCCCTTTCTTAAATTGATTGAGATTATGGGAAGAAAATACAGACAATCATTAAATGCCTACGATTATCAGCCAGAGGAAATGAAGGCTTATCTTCGCTACAATGGCTGGCACTTCAATAAGAAGATGTGTGAGTGGGCAATCAAGCAGATGCGGAAGAATGGAAAGTCAATCCGCATCATGACTAAAGATGATATTGATGAAATCCTGAAGAAGAACAATATTGTGTTGGAGAATAATGTGGGCTACGATGCAGTTTATATCGCACACATGTGCCTGGCGGATTTCTACGGTTCATCAATTACTGAGGAAAAACAGATGGCTCAGTTCATCAAAGACTACGTGGATGATGAGGATCAGCAGGATGGCTTCATCTTCAACCGCTTCTATGCTGATACATCATTTAATGGTGTGGGCATTCCTTGGGAAGACATTTTGTAAAATATGACAGAGCAGGAGATTTGCATAGATAGATACGACTGGACCGTACACGTAATGTACGATGTTCACTCAAAGGATGCCATGAAGGTAAGAAGGCATCTTCGGGATTTGGGATGCGCCGGCATTCCGCTCGAAGATGCCTGTAATCTCGTGCTCGAAGGTGAAGCGAATAAGGGGATAACCTATTCTAATGTTGATGTTCGTAAATCGGTGGTCGTTATCGGATGGTCCACTTCGAAGGCTGAATGTATGAATAGCCTCAGCCACGAAATGCTGCATGTGGTTCAGCATATTTCCGAACAGTTCTTGATAAATATGTATGGGGAGGAGGTTTGCTATTTGCTTGGTGGGTTGGTGCAGGCTACATTTTTAACACAAAAAAGTATCGAGTCTTGAATATTTTCTGTATCTTTGCACCAATAAAACATTCAAACTTATGAAGAAGAAAATGATAGCCTATACTATAGGCATACTTGTTTGTATCATCATAGATGCTGCATTTGTTGCAATAGCAATCCATCATGAAGCACCTATCTCTGATTATATCCTGATGGGTATATTCCTGCCTATTGTTGATGTTGCGTTTCTTGTTTTTGGTAGTTTATGCTTAAAGAAGTCAGGAAATGAGTGCTTGGTTATTAAATTGCCTGGGGTTGTAGATGACGATAAACTGCCTAAGTTAAAATAGGAACAGAAAACTTGAAGAGAAAATACAAGAAAAGGGTGAATCTTTCGACTCACCCTTTTCTTTATCTTTAGGGTTTACTCTCCATACTTTGGTTCCTCATACACAAGACCATGATCATCTACGTAAGCCTTGGCTTCTGAGTATGTATCAAACTCTACTGCGGTGGCATTCACTGATGGGAATACCTCAGCATTGTCACCTTCCTCTGTAAGAGGGAATACCATCTTAGTTCCCTCATGTACTACCTTATACTTCTTTGTTAACTTATTCATATCTTATTTCCTTTCTTTTTAATGTTAAACTTATGATACCTTATTCCGGAGTGATTCTAACTGTGTAACCCTTGTTCTGCAATGTCTGTACTGCTGCATCTGATGCTGATGTGCGAGAACCAATCAAAACAATTGATTTAAACCATGCTTGTGCTCCACCAAAATCTGCTTCCTTGCCTGCCAAATCATTAAGCAAATTGTCAATCTGGTCACATTTTACATTTTCCATTGCCAATATTTTTGTTCTTATTGTTGTTGTCCATGTAAAGTTTTGATTTTTAGAGCAACGAACCCATTTAATGTTATCTGGCAAAGTTCCCAAATCACCAGTTATAAGATTATCAGAAATAATAAGACTAGAACCTAGTTTTGTTAACTTTCCCAATGATGCAATATCACCACTTACAGATGTATTAGTAACACTCAAATTAGTTAAGTTTACCAACTTTCCCAATGGTGCAATATCACCACTTACAGATGTATTAGCAACACTCAAATTAGTTAAGTTTACCAACTTTCCCAATGATGCAATATCACCACTTACAGATGTATCAGTAACACTCAAATTAGTTAAGTTTACCAACTTTCCCAATGATGCAATATCACCACTTACAGATGTATTAGCAACACTCAAATTAGTTAAGTTTACCAACTTTCCCAATGATGCAATATCACCACTTACAGATGTATTAGCAAAAATGATTTTTTTTAACTCTGCACAATAAATTAAATTTGACAAGTCAAAATCTTTGAATTTATTTGAAAAGTCCTCTTTGCCAGACGCTGTTATGTTGTCATAGTTTCTTAAATCTGTAAGATTATATTTATCTATAACTGAAATTTCTACATCATTGTTGCTAACAAAATAAAGCCCGCTATTATTGGCATCTATTGTTAAAGTATTACCTTTGTTTTCTGTAAGGTTTTTATCTGTAAAAAAGCCACCACCATTTATTTTTAATGTAGTCGGCTTATTTACGGCTATATAGAAATTTTGTGTATTACTTGTTGGATTTACAACTTTGTTAAACTTAAATTTAACTTCTCCCAACTTTAGTAATGAGTCGTTATCGACTATACCATTAAGTCTTGTTACTAAACATTTCATATTTCTAATTATTTATAAATTAAACACTATATTCCATTTGAGAATCCATTAATTCAATCTTTCTTTCTACCCATTTTGATATTCTATATATACTATCATAGCGTCCACCTTCGTGAGGATAGTTTTCATAAAAACCAGTAAATGGTGTATTTAAAAGTTTGTCGCTTCTAGAACTATCTTCACTGATGGTTACTGTTATAGATTTCCCATCAGGAACCTTAAATTGAAAGAAATTAGAATATCCATCATATACAGTATCACCTGCATTATATGTTTTTGCTTGTACAGAAACTAATTCCCACCACTCTGAATTATCATCAGTTGGTAGATGATTTATATTGTTATCTACTATAGATTTATAAACTTTTCTTTCAAATTTAATCAAACTTCCTTTTGTGTAGGACTTTGCATTTGACCAATTTGTAGCAGAGTCATTGAAAGTTATGTAATTTGAACCTATCAACACCCATTCTGTATTTAACAGACTGTCTCTGTTTGAAGGACTTTCACTCCACTTCTTTACTTCAAGTTTGTAATATTCAGAACCGACTCTGTTTACCCAATCAAGATATTCTTTGAATATGGCATTATAAGAGAATACACCTTTTTGTCTAAGTTCGGCATACCGCTTTTTCATATCATCCAAATAATATTTCCAGATGTATGAATATGGAGTATTCGTATTCTTTCCTAAAGTTGTTTCATGTGCCATCTGATTAGTAAAACCGATGGTAGAATCACATCCAAAAGTTTCATCCATATCATAAGGGTTAGGATTCCATCTAAGCAGAGAATTAACAACTCCCCATGTTGTCCATTGTGTGTTCTTATTTACACTATCTGTATCTTGAAGCAAACACATAACCAGGACGTAGTCTATAATCCATTTTACACCAAAACGCTTCTCTATTTCTCTTTTAAGAGTAGCAAGAGCTTCTTCTTCCCCCAACTTCTTCTTAACAGCTTCATAGTAAGCATTTTCATATACCTTTAAATCTTTCATATAGTTACTGAGAGCAACTATATTCTGCTTAACCTCTGCACTTTTTTTATGACTTTCGTTATTCTCATCATAATTTGGATTTATAGTTTCTCCATCGGACAGATATTTTCCCATTAATTCTTTAGGAGAATCGCCATCATACTTGTTCCCATCCATATCATACAATTTCCATTTCTTAGGCTTTGGATTTCTTATCTCCATAAGATTCCAATCAATAATTCCATTGAAGAGATTTACATAAGAGTTACCATCCAGGTGAATATTTGTTGTAGATTCCTTATCCATAAAATAATTATCTCTATGTTTCTTCAACTGAAAAGAGAAAATACCCCAAAAAGTATTATTCAAATATACTGCGCATGGAAATCCATCAGGCACACATCTAGCTTCAAATGCGTTGTTTTGTCTAAAGTTGGAATTTGTCACATTTGCTCCATTATCCGGGAACTTACCTGCAAGATAGTCTTTATACGGTCTATCTTCTGTAAACTTATATGTATGGCACATTTTATCCCATATCTTATAAGAAACAGGACATTCATTTTTATAAAAAGAGCAATAAAATGCCTTTAAGTGGAAGCTGTCTTGAACAATCCAATTACCTATTTTCACTGATGTTGTATCATCGCCCACCCATTCATCTTCACAAAAATCTACAGCTGTGTTCGGCTTCTTATGCATCATTGAAGAGTTGCCTTGTGCATTGAGAATAGCATGCTTCTTGAAGTAGTTACCCTGCATATCCCAAAACTCCAAGAATGCCTTCTTGTTCTGTGTCTTGGTGGTAGGCATACTGTCGATGTTAGTGATATTAATAATAGCAAATCTTGGCTCTGGAATTTGAATAAAACTACTTTCACTCCAATCAACAGGTGTTTTTATATCAAAACCATTTGCTTTCAGAGCATCTTGGATATTGTTCACACTATTGCCTTGTAGATTGATATTAGATACATCAAGGTTTGTAACTTGCATATCATGCTCATGTTTCTTTCCTTGTGAGTCACGATAAGACATAACCTTATCATCTGCATCTGTTGTAATCTCCGTTCTTCCCTCTAGGTCTTCTATTGTTCTCTTAGCATCTGCTACATTTGAATCAATGAGAGATTTTCCTTCTTTCTTATCAACCTTAGCATCAATGGTCTCTGATTTCAAGTTATGAGAATAGTGACTACCATCATTATAAGTAGCAGACAGAACCTTTCCGTCTGCATCTTTCTCAACTGCCATATACTCAGGATTCTCCTGCAAAGAGAAGACATCAAGGAGTTCTTTGAGATTGGTGTCTATTGTACCTACCTTCTCCTGCAATGATGTAAGGTCTGATTGTAGCTGAGAGATAACTTTCTTCAAGGCATTGACTGCATGGATTTCGCCAATGATTTCTCCGTCTCTTCTGATACCAAAAACCACCTTATCATCTGCATCAAGCCAAGCAGCAAAGTATTCCTTATTCTGAATGACATGATACATTTCATTGAGAGGATAATATGGCTCGCCAGTTGCTCTGTAGAAGCCAAAGAGAACCTTATTATCTGAATCCACTAGAGCTTGGAGGAACTCTTCGTTCTCAATTATTCTAAATGGAGTATCTAGAACATTACCTTCCTCATCCTTGATTGTTGTCTTATCAAGGTTCTTTGCAACATTCTCAAGATTAGTCAAAATGCCAGCAAGAGTCTCTGTATTCTCTATATCAGCAAAGAACTTCTTCAACTCATTCATGGTGTCAATGACATTGGTTGTGTCCCCATCACCCAAGATGATTGCTACTTTCTCTGCAAGAAGAGTTACTTGTGACTGCAATCTGTCCTCTACTTCGCTTGTCTTACCAAACTTTGGAGTACCATCCCACTGAATACCAAAGAGAAGTTTATCTTCTGCATCTACCTTGGCAAAGATAAATTCCTCGTTCTGAATATAACGAAAAGGGAGAGCAGATTGAGAGACAACTTTATCCTCTGAATCACCAAACTCTTGGACGATATTTTCCTTGTTGAACTTCTTGCTTGCAAGTTCATCAATGGCTCCCTGTGCAGTTACAGAATCAAGACCACTCTCTGTATTCTCGTATGTTACTGCTGAGGCTTGGCTTGCACCACCACTTGCGGAAATGTCCTTGATAGCTTTCTCCATCTGAGTACTGCGAGTCTGCAACAATGAAATATCACCATCGTTGGCGGTGATTTGCTGCTGCTTATCGTTAATCTGAGACTGGAGGTCTGTGTCCTTCTCTTTCAGTTGCTTGACAGACTTATCTACATCTTGGATCATCTGACTTAAATCATCAGGAAGACCAGTGGCGGCTTGAATGGTTTTGCGAAGCTCTGGATCGAACTTCTCAATGCCAAGCGTATCGTCTGCTACCTTTTCATTTGTGACTGAGCCGTCTTTGATTTTTTCCGTAGTTACAGACTCGTTGGCGAAATGCTTGTTCTCCAAGGATGCCTCACGAACTACTCTGCCATCAACCGACTGGTTGCCAAGTTTCGTGTTTGTAATAGCTCTCTCCTCTACCTTCTCAGTTGTTACAGCCCGGTCGTTGAGCTTCTCGGTGATGATAGCCTTATCCTTAACCTTATCGTAAGTGACTGCCTCAGGAGAAAGCTTGGAGTTATCTACCGACTGGTCGGCGATTTTCTCACTGGTTACATTCTGGTCGGCGATTTTAGAAGTTTCCACAGCACCTTCGGCTAACTTCTCGGTTGTGATATTCTCATCCGCTATCTTCGAAGTCTTGATTACTCCATCAGGTAGCTTATCCGTAGAAACTGCACCATCAGCGAGCTTCTCGGTCGTAACATTGCCGTCACGAATCTTTTCTTTCGTGATGGCTTGGTCGTTGATGTCGTCTGTTTTCATCATCGGCACCATACAACCTAATTTTGGATCATCTCTAAATGTAGGCATATTTGATTTCTTTTGGTTCTGATGAAGTGAATATCTGAATCTTTATGGTTTCGGGAATCACCCGAAGACGAAGCTTGAACTCGCAGGTGTTCTTGTGGGCACGAATGGGAACTCTCGGCTTCTTGCCATCGCCTCTATCCTGCCTGATTACCAGTTTTCCTGGGCGCTTTAGCTTAATCATCAGGTAGATGTCACGCTGCAAGGTTATCTCCGAGGAGACCCATGCCAGTTCTTCTTCGCTATAATTCGTAGATACATACTCCATGATTTCATTATTTTGATGTTTGACTAACGCCTATCTGCTGCAAGGCTATCGTGTACATTTGCGTAGCCTTGGTATCATCGTAGGCTGAAAGTAATAAGAAGGCGAGATAGTAGATGAAGGCATTCTTCAAGCGGTCTGGGATAGCTACATCTGTAGAATCGGTCGTGCTTACGTTCTTCGGAACACCCACATAGGAAATGACTGCTTCCGTAGGCTTGGGCTGCAAGAGGATTTTCAGAGGATTCTCACGCATGATAGCCGCCTGTGGTCGGTCGATGGTTCCCTTTGCCGTATCATCAAACATCATGACAGCCTCATCTTGGGTATCTTCTATAGGCACTACTGCCTTGTACCAGCCATTGCCACGAATGCGAGAGATATTGATTACCTCGGTATTGGCATCCATCGTAATGACACCGATGCTTCTCTGGGTATCGTAGTCCTGCACTTGGAGGGTGGCAGAAGAAGTACCTATCTTCTTGGAATCAACCAATGCAGCAGAGGATGATGCGGTAACGGCAATCCAATGCAGGGCATCGTTGATTTTTGCCTTGATGATATTGTCCATATACAAATCGTCCTTCTCATCTGTGATTGATGAGAAGTTGTTGGATTCCTCATCTATGCACCAACGAACTGCCTTTATGATGTCTTCTACCTTCATTTCACCTTATTATATATGTTACTCCTTGCCGTAATCAGGGAAAACAAGACCAGCCTTGTCTGCATGCTTCATGGCAGTTTCAAGGGTTCTGCAATCCTTGTCAAAACGGCTATTTACGTAATTGATAACCTCTTCGGCTGTGCGAATGCCAGATACCTCCTCTTTCTGAGACTTTTTTGTAGTCTTCTTTGCCGGCTCATCTATGATGTCAGATTCCTCCAAAGTAGTACGAATCAAACTTACTTTCCCTTTGGAGAATAACTCATGAGACTCCAAAAGGTCTTGCGCATACTTATTTCGAAGTGTTATCTCTGGAAATTTGTTGCCAGCGATATTTCCATGAGTAAAGTCATATCGCATAGAGTTTCCACTTGGACCATTCAAAATATGGCTTGCACTATTGCATAATACATTATATCTATATGTCTTAATCATATCTTTTTGTTTTAACAAAGGGACAGGGCTTTCAACTCCTGCCCCTATGCGTGATTATATATTAATGAAAAAGATGCCTTACGCTGCAATATCAGCTCCGGCATAGAGTTCCCACTTGGTTCCGTTGTAAACGTAAACCTTACCCTTCTCGTACTTGGTAGAAGTATCAGGGTCTGTATAGTCGGCAGTCAATGCGAACTTAGTGCCCTTGGCTGCTACCTTAGGAAGCTCTGCTGCAGAAGTGATGGTTGTAGTGATTCCAGACACACCAAGGTGAGTAATGAAAGCAGTAGGACCTACCAAGATAGAGTTGTAGCCACGGAGAGCGATACAATCAGCTTCGATGTGCATATATCGCTTAGCCTCTCTTGGGTCGTGACCGTCCTTGCTCATGTCATTAGTCTTATCCTTACCCTTCTCTTTCACGTAGTGGCGAGCACTCTTGAAGTCGGCACCAACCATGCAGTCCTCCATATCCATAAAGTCGAGCGTCTGATCCCAAACGAAGTCAATAGTACCGTAGTTGTCCTTGTAGCGTGTGAACGTAATATCAATCTCCTTGTGGGTTGCAAGAACCTCGGTGCGACCCTTAGGAATCTCGATATTCATCAGTCGCTTGATGGCATTCTTGCCACAGAACATAAAGATGTGGTCTGACTCAGCAAAGTCTGTGAACATAGCCATAGAGATGGCGGTCAAATCCTCATACTTGTAAATATCACCAATACCATACTGAGTAGTAATCTGATTCAAGACACCCTCTGAGAAGTAAGTGTACTCTGCGGCACCATCCTCAGTAAGGGAGTGGATTCGACGCTGAACACCAAGCCAATAAGAACGCTCCGCACGCAAGAGGAACTTACTGAGACCATCCGCCTTCATATCAGAAACATTGTGTGGAATTTTCTTCTCAATCTTCTCGAAATCGTCAGTAAAGACAATAGAGAATGCTTTCTTCTGGAGATAAACCTCCTTAGAACGAGGCTGATAGTTCTCTGTAGGAACTTTCATCTGTGACTCAGACAGAGCGGTAGCACCACAAAGGAACGTTGCACCGACAGGGATAGCTGGACACAACATGTTCTCAAGATACTCACAATCAGCACCTTCCTCTACCGCCTTACCATTTACAGCCTGCAAAGTAACCTCTGTGCGAGCCTCATTCGTACCAGTAACCAAGAGCATCAGACGGTCTTCTGTCAGGGTGGTTGAGCCAAACTTATAACCTGCCACTTTTGGTACGAAAACTGTAGAACCCTTATAGAAAGGCTTCAACGAACCAGAGAAGTTGGCGCGAGTCAATTTGATCGTTGCACCCTCAGGAATATTGGCAGTAACCTCACCATCCAAAGTTTCACCACCAAAACGAGCATGTTTCTTCTTGTAGCCCTTACAACCAACAGTTGTAGTGAACTTGCGAACAATGGAGAGCATAGGGTTTCGATAAGGGTGGAACTTGGTGACCTCAGTATCCCAGTCTTCCTCTTCGAGTCCACCTTTTTCAATCTGCGTAGCAGAAGCCTGCGTATTTGTCAAGTCCTGACCCGCATTACCACCACCAGGCGCCAATAAATCCTCTTTATCCTTGTCAACAATCTCTGCACCAGCTACCTCTTCCTCTGTGGCAGGACGAGAACCCGGCTCATTCAGTTCAGGTTCTACCTTGTCAGCCATAGCCAGTACGCCGCCGCCAGTAACCACGGCAAGAAGCATCAGAATCATCTTGAAGATGAACTGACCGCTTGAAAAATAATTTGAAATTTTCTTCATTTTATGCATATATTTATGGATTAATATTAATAAGTGATACCTTCGAAGAATCCGCTCTTTGGTTTCTTCTCTTTCTTTGCCGGCTTATTTCCTGCACCCGAACTAGAAAGTGAAGGAGGAATGCCCTCGCTTGCGGAGGAGCGCACCTTATTCTGAATCTTCTCGTTTCGGGCTTGCATAGCCGCCTCGTCTCGGGCAGAGGATATATCAGAATCGTAGTTGTTGGCATTGTGGAGCATCTTCCAAACATCATCTGGGATGTCACCGCTCTCCACCTTGTCGTGAATCTCGTAAATCTGCTTCCACATTTCGTGTGCATCGTCTGGGTAGAGCTTAACCAAGCGCTCGATAGACTTACGCATGTTTTCCGTAACCCTTTCGGTTGCTTCATTCTGCTCAGCAACTTCCTCATTGTGTTTTGCAAGAATATCGGCGAGTTTCTTTCCGCCCTCTGGGTCTTCGAGCAAGGTCTTGATGTCGATACCCAATCGAGCCATCGCATCGAATGGGTTATCTTCTGGATTCTTCTCCATATCCATCGCCAGAGCAGCAAGCCACTTGTGCTTGTCGAACACCTTAGACAACGCCTTTCCGCTCTCCTCGTATCGTCCGAGCGTATCAGCATCATCGTTCATAGCCGCATAACGAGCTTCCTTGTCTTCGAAATCAATGTCAGCATGACGCTTCTTGAATCGGTCGGAGAAAGCCTTACGGTTAGGGCGCTCCTCTACCGGGGGAGTCTCTTCCGAAGCCTGTTCGGGTGAAGGAACCTGCTGTTCAGATTCTCCACCTGCATTCATCTGTTCTAATTCTTCCTTTGTCATATCTTAAACTGTTTGAAACGTTGCCGCAAAGATGCAAAGAAAATGCAATTATATTTCCGTGTTTCCGTGACAATAGGCAAACACACGGAAACACGGCAAAGAAAAAAGGATTTAAGACTATTTTTGCGCCTATAAATTAATAATGTGTAAACAAATATGGTTAAGGCGAAATTATTAACACTTAGCAAGGTGATGCCTCAGCGCAACAGATACGATTCCGTGAAGGCTCGAAAGAAGCGGCAGGAGCACGGAAAGGACTGGGAACTGCTAACCCGATGCAAGAATGCCTGGAACAATCTGAGTGGCGTTAGGGAGACCCGAGCAAGAACAATGAGATACTGCAACGGAGACCAATGGAGCGACACCATCAGGGTGTATCATCATGGCTACTGGGAGGAAATGACGGAGCGCACCTATATGGAGCGGCGCAACCAGACCCCTATGAGCAACAACATCATGATCAGTATTTTGGAATCCATCGCAGGACTCTATGCCAAGCAGGGTACGGAGCCAGTATGCTTTGCTAGGGATAATGACTCCCGACAACTGAGCGACATGATGAGTGCTACGATGCAATGCAACTGGCAGACCACCGGTATGCAGGATTTGCTGAATCACCTCATCAAGGACTACCTGCAGGGCGGTCAGATGTTTGTGAGGGAAAGCTGGGAAGACCGAGAACTGGAAATGCCTGATGCGTGGACGGACGCAATGGAACCTGATCACATGTTCTTCGAATGCGGAAGTGACCCAAGACACAATGACGTTTGTCTGATAGGCTGTCTGCATGACGTAAGCAAGGAAGACTTGTATCAGAAGTTTGCCCGCAGGGAATACGGATTGACGGTTAATGACTTGAACAATATCTTTGACATTCATGATGTAGATGATAGCAGTTATGGCTACGAGTTTAACGAAGAGAAGGCTTTGGAAAATCTCAGCTTCGATTATACCAACAAGGGAAGACACTACGTAAGAGTGATTGAGGTATGGACCACAGAAACCAAACCGAGACTGCAATGCTTCGACCCTATTGCCAAGAACATGAACAATGCTTGGTTCCGTGTGGATTTGGAAGACACGGCAATGATAAACAAGCTGATTCTGGAGAACGAGAAGCGAAAGAAGCAGTATGACGAATACGGTGTGTCGGAAGAAGACCGTGCCTATATTACATCGGAAGATCTTTCAGATAAATACTGGTACTACACCTTCATGGCTCCTGACGGTACGGTGCTTTGCCGTGGTGAATCTCCTTACGATTTCAAGAGCCACCCATACACCATGAAGCTTTATCCTTTTATCAACGGAGAGATTCATCCGTTCATGACCAACGTGATAGATCAGCAGCGCTACATCAACCGCCTGATTGTGATGAACGATATGAGTATCAGAAGCAGCTTCAAGGGATTCAAGATGATTCCTACAACCGTACTGGGTGGAAGGACACCAGAGCAGTTCATGGAAGAGGCAATAGAATACGATGGATGGATATTCTATACACCAAAGAGAACAATGCCAAACGTGAAGCCAGAGATTATTACTTCGAATGCGGTAAATATCGGAACCAACGAACTCTTGCAGATAGAACTGAACCTTATCAGAGAGGTGACCAACGTAAGCGGTGCCTTGCAGGGCAAGACTCCTTCGGCTGGTACATCGGCTGCAAGATATGCACAGGAGAGCCAGAACGCTACCACTTCACTCTATACCATCCTATCCGATATGGAAATTTTTACGGAGAAGCTGGCAATGAAAAAGTGCTCAGTTATCCAGCAGTTCTACGAGGACGGAAGAAAGATTTTCAACAAGGACGGTCTGAACACCTACAGTTACGACAGACTATCAGCAAGAGACATTCACTTCAAGATAAGCATCAAGAATGCAGCGGCATCTGCTGCCTACAACACCTTACAGAATGATGACTTGAAGGAGTTACTGCAGATGGGTGCAATCAACCTGATTCAGTACTTGCAGAACGTGAACAAACCATTTGCAGACAAGCTTCTTGCCAGCGTGCAGGAACAGCAGGCACAGTTGGAACAGATGTACCAGCAGCAACAGGCGATGGCTCAGCAGCAGAGCGGCGGACAGGTAGAGAACGGCATCGTACAGGGTGCAGACCAGAACGCAGTGGCACAGGCTATGAGCATGAACAATCAGTATTATCAAACAGCATAAGGTATGGCAGTAACAGAACAGACGATAACAATAGGGTATTCTGACATCAAGAGCAAGGTGAAGAAGCATTTCTCCATCATCGGAAAAAGACTTTCCGACAAGCAGGGAAACATTCTCTTTACTGGTGTTACCCTATCCTCGACCGAGGAAGACATCTTGAAGCAGTATGTGAAGGATGCGGCAGAAACATTCGTGGGCAACTTTTCTCCACTGATAGCCGGTTATACGGACAACACCGATGATGTAATATTCACCTACCAGCAGAACAGAGTGAGCGAGAGCAAGGCAAACGCATTCTGTAGTCTCTTCAAAAGCTATGTGGTAGATTACGTAGCCTATTCTGTGCTATCCATGACCTATGCCGATTCTGCAAGGAAGTATGCAGACGATATGACGAATCATGTGAACTCTGCATTGAAGCTGATCTTCCAGAAGGATGCGCCGGCATCAGTAAGCGGAAACCTGACTGACATGACAGGAGAAGTAATTTTGAACTAAAAATATAAAGCTATGATTATAAAATTTCAAATTGTAAAGTCGGTAGTGATTGGAGCCGTGAAGAGAGCCACCTACCTGAAGGCAAAGGTGGATAGTGCGGTTGACGAGAAGGCTATCAAGTTGGGCTTCAATGAGGCTGCTGGTGATGATGAGGTTCACGAAGCAACGCTCACCCATGATTTTGATACGGCACTGGAGATTGTGAAGACACTTCTTGCCGAGTATCTGGTGCCGAATGCGCAGACCATCGGCGATAATATCATCTACTACGACTCCAAGACGGATGATGTAGTGGAGTTCATCATCAATGCCTCCAGAAGATGCAACGGAACCTTGACTGATACACTTGCCAGACTGGTGTCAAAGTATGTGGAAGACTACGTGATTTTCCAGTGGTGGTTGAAGACTACCAATCTGAAACAGGCAGAGCCTTATCAGGCTTCGCTCAGTATAGATGAGCAGAGCATCCGCAGATGTTTCGTGCTGAGCGGTCCAGTAGTTCCCACCGTTCCTTACACCCAGCATCTTACTGCCAAGGTGGACGGAAGCTGTGGTGATGGCGCTATGACGATTGCCCTGGAGGAAGAGGACGTGAATATCTCCTACTCCATTGACGATGGCGCCATTGATGATATTGAGGCGAGAAGCAGCGACCCTAGCATTGTAGAGATTCGGCGCAGCCCAGACCCTTACAACTTCGCCCTGAAGCCAAGGAATACAGGTGTGGCAACCGTCATCCTCTTCTCCCGGCACAGCGACAACTTGAAGACTAAGGTAGAAGTAACCGTAGCAAAGGAGGTGTAAGATGGAGTTCAACGCATTACACCCTACACATTTTATCCGTGAGAGAGGATGGAAGCCCGAGCCGAATCCATTCCTTCCGAAGCCTCCTCGCCCGGCACACAAATACTACAGTAAGCACATCTTCATCTATGCCAATCAGATCTGGTATGACATTGATGCAGCAACAAATATGGTAGGCATGGCAAGGCGAGGCAATCAGACGAATCAGGAAGACATCATACCTACCAGCGAGAACGATAAGGAAAGACCACTCTTCTACCGCTGGTTTGACAAGTATCTGAAAAAGGCAGAAGGAATACTATCAGCCTACGTAATGAAGCCGCAGGGAGTAGTAAGGGACAATGCCCTGAAAGAATGGGATGAGAAGGAAATCTGGCTGAACATGCCCGACTACTGGGATGATACACGGTATGACGAGCTGGTGAAGCATATCCACAGCTACATCGTGGCTGGTGCTCTATACGAATATTTCCTGCTTACGCTTACCAGCAAGGACCCGCTTACCATTTCGAAGCAGGAGGAAATGAACGATGAAGAACTGGAGATACTGGATGCAGCGAGTGCCAGCAAAGCAGGAATGCTGGTTCATCCGCTGAAACCATTTGGATAAAAAAGAAAAGGAGAAGCTTATGGGAGAGTTTGATGATATTAAGTCGGTAAGGGAAATCATGCAGGAGAAGCGAGAGAAGGCGAAGAAGATCCTGCCAGTGAGCAAGAGCGCACAGAAAGAGTACATTCGTGACTTCCTTGCAAGGAATCAGGAGAAGTTTGAGGAGTGCATGAACCAGTTGGCGGAATACGATCCAAAAACATACGTTACCATCTATGCCCAGCTTACCAAGCACATGATACCTAAGCAGAGCGAGATGAGTGTGACCCACGGACTTGACGATGACTTTAAACAGCTCATGGCATTGGGCATGACAACCGTAGAGGACGAAGATGAAGTAAATGTACTAGATATAAGAAAAGCACCCGAGATACAGGATGCGGAATTTGAAGAACTAAACGACTGGGTAGATGGCTCAAGTGACAGAAAAGGAAATAGATAATCTCGTAACTGAGAATCAGAAGCGTTACGATGAAATTTATGGCACCTATGACCCTATTACTGGCGAAGGGTGTTATAACTTCGAAAATCGTGTTCTGATAGAGTTGGACGATTTCTTCATTCCCAAGATGTGGGTTCCCAAGAAGACAGCCAAGTCTGTTCTGTACAGGGGACTGAGAAAGATGGGTAGTTTGAAGGATTACAATAAATATGTTCTACACAAGAAGGATGATGCCCAACATTTCAAGACATTAACCTTTGCCATCTGTAGAACCAGATTTATGGAAGACCCAGAATTTGCACTGTACATGACCGACAAGATTGAGGATAAGGTGACGGGTGACATGATTCCGTTTAAGCTGAACTATCCACAAAGATTGCTTCTGAAGATATTTGAGGATTTGCGAACAAACAGGAAGGCTATCCGAGTAGTTATCTTGAAAGCCCGTCAGTGGGGAGGCTCTACTTTAACTCAGCTCTATATAAAATGGCTACAGGATTTCCGCAGAGATGGCTGGAATGCCATTGTGCTTGCCCAACAGAAGAATACGGCTAAGAAGATTAAGGCGATGTACCGAAAAGCCTTGGAGCATCAGCCGGGCTGGACCATCGGAAGACCAGGAGTCAAGTTGCAATTCTCTCCTTACGAGAACTCGCCTGATGATTTCCAGGTAACAGACGGAATAAGGGCTGTAAGAAGAAGCACGCTGACCGTAGCATCCTTTGAGAACTTCGATTCCGTGCGTGGTAGCAACTTCCACTGTGCCCACTATTCGGAGGTTGCCTATTGGAAGAAAACCCCAGAGCATGATCCTGAGGGCGTGATTTCCTCTATTTCGGGTGGCATCAGAAATCAGGAGGATAACTTGGAGGTATTCGAGAGTACCGGCAAAGGTAACTCTGGCTTCTTCTATGAGAAATGCCAGTTGGCGATGGACCCGAAGAACAACGATGCCTATTCCTTCCTATTCATCCCTTGCTTCTTCATCGAGCACGATATGGAAGAAGTGAAGAGCGAACGAGCCTTTGCCAAATGGCTTTTGGAAAACAAGGATAAGAGTACCAACCCGAAAGGCTACCGAGAAACTGGCAAATTCTTCTGGCGAATGTGGGAGAAGGGAGCCTGCTTCCAAGCTATCGAGTGGTACAGAAACTTCCGCAATAAGTTTACCACCCATTCCTTCTGTGCTACCGAGGCGCCGGTGGACGAGGAAGATGCCTTCCGAAACTCTGGTAATCTGGTCTTCAACCCCTACTCTATTGATGATTTGCAGAAGAAGTACAAGCGTGAACCAATCTATACCGCCGACATCATCATTGACGGCAACAAAAATGAGTCTTCCATCGAAAAGTCGAAGATCAGCATCCGAACAGACGGTGATGGAGACTTGAAGATCTGGGCAGTACCTAACTGTCTGAAAGTGGAGAACCGATACTTGGTGAGCGTGGATATTGGCGGTAAATCCTCGACTTCCGACTATACCGTGATGACGGTGATAGACAGATTCGACATGATGCCTTCCATCAAGGGGAAACCGAAGGTGGTGGCAAGATGGCGAGGACACGTAAGACACGACAAGCTGGCGTGGATGGCGGCAGCATTGGCGCATTACTATGATGATGCCTTGCTGGTAATCGAGAGCAACACGGCAGACCGAGAGAAGAACAACAATACGGAAGGCGACCACTTCGGAAGTATCTTGAACGAGATAGCCGACTACTACGATAATCTGTATCAGCGCACCACAAGTCCTGAGGACGTGAGCGATGATGTGCTTGCCAAGTATGGATTCCAGACCAACAAGCTGACGAAGGGTTGGGTGATTGATAATCTGGAGCAGTTCGTGGATGATATGCTCTGGGATGAGCCAGACCGGGAGATGTATCATGAGCTGAGAATCTACGAGCGGCATGATGATGGAAGTCTTGGCAATATCGTGGGCAACGGAAACCATGATGATGTACTGATGAGTACTGCCATCGGCTTGTGGGTAAGTGCCAACGATATGGAGAAGCCGAAATGGAAACAAAAGGAAAGAACAAGCAGCGGTGGCGATGGGGTTCATTCTGCTGCGAAAATTTAAAGATATTGAGTTATGGAGAGAAACTTGGATAGAAAGACTTTGAGTTTCAGCAAGGGTATGACGAACGTACCGAGTGACTTGCTGAGTGAAGATAGCGAACTTGCCTATTCTCAAAACATCATATATAGGAATGGTGAAATGGTCCCGATTCAGAAGATGAAGCCTTTTGGCACGGTGGGCGGCACGATTTTGTTTGTGCATAAAATGGCAGACTTCGAGAATATCATTACCTATGACAAGTATGTTGGGGATAGTGGCGAGAACAAATATACCATCAGATGCTACAAGAAGAGCGACCTCAGCGCTCCGATTGGAGAATTTGAGGGAGAAGGAGAAGTGAAGGATGCACAGGCGGTGGGGAATACGCTGGTACTGGCTACAGATAATGGATTGAGGTACCTCTTATACAAATCAGAAGCATACAAGGATTTAGGAATGAATATCCCTAACCTGAAATGCAACTTCACCTTCGAGAAGCCAACCAACAACTACATACCAGAAGAGAGCGAAAGAACTCTGATGAATATTTCCAACGATGTTGATGGACCTGATGCCTGGAAATGTTATTATGATGCGAATGGAAAATTCCTACATGCTGCTGGCGATGAACCTAGCGGAATATTCCAACAAGGTACGTATCACCATTTCTCCATCAAAGTATCTACAGACGGCTCACACGAAAAAGGCTTTCAGGAAACAGTTCAAGGGCATGTTGCCCAAGCAATCAACTGGGTAAAAAGCAAAAATATGTTTGCGTTCCCTTTCTTTATCAGGTGCGCATTCAGGCTCTTCGATGGTTCTTATACCAAGATTACTACCCCATATATCTGCTATCCTACGATTAACAGAAATTGCCGTTTCAGCTCTGCGACTTTCGACCGTACCCATAACACATATATGGATCTTAGGCAAATGACAGGAAAAGAAAGTATCTTTTACTTCATCGAGTATAGCGAACTGAAATTCAAGTTTGAACCGATAAGCAATGATTGGAGAGACATTATCAAGGAAATTGTAGTCTTTGCCTCTGATCAGGTCCTGCCATTCCGTTTAGATAGCGGTTGGAAATTAGTTTCTCCAAACGATACCTATATGAAACCTTCTGCTAATTTCGGCTACGACAAGTATAGAGAGCTTCCGTTTAACTACGACAAGCAAGCGATGGCTTCCCATGCCATCACGGTACACAGCGAAATTCAGCCGGAATATAAAACGGACCAGGAAATCATAGATGAACTGCTGACAAAATCACAGTTCTACAAACTGTTTTCTGTAAAGGCATCGGATAAGGTTATGGATGGAAACTGGCATTACTCGGTTAACGGAATAAAGGACGGAGATAGAACGTTCATTGTGAAAGGAGTTGTTGAGAATCTTACGACACAAACCCAACTGAATGTTGATGATTATTACGGATGGGCAAAGGCTGCAGCAGAAAGACTGTACACCTATAACGGCAGACTTCAAGCTATCGGATTGTTGCGCTATCCATTTGGTGGTTTCTCGAATTTTACAGGAAGAGACTTGACTGGCGACGATTATTACGATATGTACACCCATATCGTGACGAACACTTCTGATACCTGGACGGTGAATGTCGCTTCTGTGAATAAGTCGTTCCTGCGTGGATGGATTTATTATCCAGACCCAAACGCTACGGAAATCATTTTTTATTCAGGCGAGAAATATCTTAGAATTCCATTAGCCATACACCCAATGTTGAACGGCTCCTATTCGTTCACCAATCTTCCGTCAGCTGAAGGTGATGCGGAATTTGAAAGTATCACCGAAGATGAAATGATAGAACTGGTCAAGAACCTTAACCAGCCCGAATATCTTGATTCCCAGATTTTCACTTCGGTAGTGAACAATCCGTTTGTATTTGAGGCATCGGGCGATAATACCGTGGGTACTGGTAAGATCCTTGGCATCGTGGCTAACACAGAGGCGGTAAGTCAGGGACAGTTCGGTCAATATCCTCTGCTCGTCTTTACCGATGAAGGCATCTATGCCATGAGCGTGAATGCAGAGGGACTTTACTCCAGCATACACCCTATATCCAGAGAGGTTTGCAACAATGCCGATTCCATCACCCCTACCGACAAGGTTGTTTACTTCACTTCCGAGAAGGGATTGATGGCAACATCGGGCGGCGAGGCGATTTGCGTATCGGGGCAGTTGAGCGGTGGAAAGAACAGAGGATTGCCAAGCGACTTCCTGCCTTTCAAGACTTTCTTGGAGAACTGTCTGATAGCCTATGACTACAAGGCTTCGCTGCTGAGAATATTCAACAAGAAGACCAGCTATCACTATGTATATAATATGGTGGATAAGATTTTCTCTATCTCCCACAACTATACCAGCAGCAAGATTTTCTGTAGAACGGTAGCCAACAACTACCCCGACAATCTTGTGCAGTTTGATGATAGTAGCGTTTACTCCCTTACCAACATTCCATTGGCAGAGGATGATGCCAACGACTATGACTGCGTAATGACTACCCGACCTTTGAAACTGGGCGGCTCTACCATCCTGAAATCATTGAGGGGCTTGAAGCATCTTTTCGATTCTGATGCCGGAACGGTAAGCGTAACGGTCTATGGCTCCAACAACGGCAAGGACTGGATTGCACTGAAGAGCCTCTTCGGCAAGCCGTGGAAATACTTCAAGCTGGAGTATTCTTTCAAGAACTTCAAGGCAAGCGATTCCTTTGCCGGGTCCATCATAGAGACCCAGAGCAGAAGGGAAGACAAGATAAGATAAATCCTTCCATAAGTTTGATAACATCAAGAAGGCGGCTACTCGTGATGAGCAGTCGCCTTCGACATTAAAACACTAACAAACTTATGCTGAACGTCTCCGTTCTATGTAGATTATGAACCATTCCATCAAATAACCTATGACGAAGCAATAAAGGTGGAGGCATCCGTTCACGTTATTCAACAGCATCGTGAAGAGGATGAAGGGTCCAGCCTTTCTGATTGCATCTTTCCATCGTCCTGTCCTGCCCCACATCAAACCGAAGACGGCGAAGAGAAACCCAGACAAACCCATCGTTGGCTCGGTAACGAACATCGGCAGATAACTGGCTGCTACGGCTACCGCAAAAGCCTTGACAGGCGAAATCCTGCCCTTGATCTGCCAGAGTACCAGCAGATTGATGGCAAGATGAAAACCATTGACGTGGAAGAAGCTGTATAGAAAATGATTCTCCCAGGGGCATCCGTGATAGAAGCCTATGTGCCAAGTACAAAGAACGATGCAGATGAGCGACAGAATCGCCTTCAATCTGAAACTATTCATGCTTACCATCCCTGTAACCTTTCCCATATCGCTTGCAATTATAGAAAATATCCTCGGCTGATCGAGGAGACAGGAAGAACTCGGGGGCTGGCTCTCCTACCAGAAACTGGCAGATGAAATGGAGCGACTGCCCGATAAACTCCTTCTTCTGAGACACTGCATTCAATCTATCGAACAGAGAATAGTACATTCTCCTTCTCGGTTCCGTCATGGCATCCACCTCAGAGAAATCGCCTACCACCATTTTTCTGAGCTTCTCGAATGCCTGCTTGGGATTCACGTAATATCTCGGTGCGGGATGAGATACTATCTTCGCCCACGCCTCCTTTGCGGTGTGGCAGGTGGGTGCTACCTCACGATAAGTCTTCATCAGGTCTTCCCGTTGCTTTTCCGTCAAGCTATAATTGGTTTTCGTCATACGCTTTACTCGTTAAATCGTACTGCAAAGGTACGAATAATCTAGAATACGTCCAAACAAATAATATATTTTAATATTTTGCTCACTTTTTATGGTTTTGTGCAGAAATCTTTTTATCTTTGCACCGACTGAAACATTTAGCTACCGTTTTCTAAGAAACAGCAACTGAATCAACTGAATTTACTTAAAATTGAAACACGATAAAAAAGAGTATTGACAACGCTCTCTCGGAAGAGGAGCAAAGGATGGTTCTGCAAGGTTTGCTGAGCCGTAAGATTTGGAGATTCTATGAACTCCTGGCAAAATGGGCACCGATACCACTAATGTTGTGGCATTGGTATGGTGTATGGGACTATGGGCATTGTCCTAGACCTACCATACTTGATACGAATGATAACGGAAACTGCATCATCTGGATTTACTTCCTGGCATACATTTATATGCCACTCTGCATGCTACCAGTGAGCTTCTTCTTCAGATACTGCTGGATATTCCGTATTCCTTTCCTTTATTTTTTCGGTATCAACGCTATCAGATTGTATTATCAGCACTGGCTCATCACACCAGACCAACTGGAGATGCACCATGTATTTATCATTTTTACATTAATATTATATGCCTATGGATTTATCAAGATCGCTATCACACGTAGCAAATGCCGCATTCCAGATGTTTCAGAATGGAGAATGCGGATTTTCGGAGGAAGAAGAGAGAATCGTACAGAGAAATCTTCTGTACTGGATGGAAAGAAGACACCACTTTGATGAGAAGCTGGGAAGAGCCTGCATCGCCAACATCTACTATTTCAAGGATGATGTGACCAAGGAGTATGCCCCATTCTTCGGTTACGAGGAAATGAAGGAGGAGTACGACAAGCAGGCTTGGATGATTCCCGACTACACGATGTGGGATTTTGCCGTGACCATGAACAAGATGTTTGCAGAAAACATTGATGTGATTGGGAAATGGTCGAGAAGCAAGGAGACCATGAAGAAGAGAATCTCCGAGCTGTCAGTGAGTTTCCTCTGCGACGAGTCAACCAATCACCCCACCGATAAAATTTGGTGGTACATGAACAGTTAGACGGAAACACGGAAAAAGCTATCTGAAAACCCCTTATCTTTGCGCCATTAATCAATATATATATATATGACAGAGATTATTCATACATTTTTGCAAGAGCACCTGTACAGATCAGCATTGGTTATTGCCATCTGCATGGGTGCTCTTATCATTTCTATGGGCGTGGACCTGTTCTTTGGCATCAAGAAAGCGAAGGAGAACGGACTGGCTACGACAAGTACAGGATTCAAGAAGACTTGCGACAAGGCGAGGAAATACTTCTCTCCCTTCATGGTGACGGTCTGTATAGACCTGATAGCCTGTACGGTTCTCCCCTTCCCTGTCTTCTCTATGATATGGGCAAGCTATTGCGTGTTCTGTGAATTTGTAAGCGTAAGAGAAAAGAGCTGGCAGAAGGCAGAGATACGGAAGCAGGAGAAAACGGTAAGCATTCTTCTGGAGAACAAAGAGGACTTGGCTAGGGCTTTTGCCGAGATTATGAAGGAACTGGAAAAGGAGAAGTAGGGCAAGGTATGAGACTGATTGAGAGAATTTTCGTTCACTGTACTGCCTCTTCTCAGAAATGGGGCGTGAAGGAGCTTTGGGATGAGTTTAAGCGCAAGGGCTGGAAGAACCCCGGCTATCATTATGTGATTACCAAGGATGGTGCCATTCATCAGATGTTGCCGGTAGAAATGGTAAGCAACGGTGTGAAGGGATATAATTCTACTGCCATCAATATTGCCTATGTAGGCGGTATCGACTCGAAGGGAAAGGCTGTAGATAACAGAACCAATGATCAGAAGGATGCTCTGGTTACCCTACTTAGACAGCTGAAAAAGAAATATCCGAATGCGGCGATTATGGGGCATCGTGACATTTGGGGGGCAGACAAGTCGAAGTGGAAGAAGATGTGCCCTTGTTTTAATGCGAAAGAGGAATATAAAAATCTATAGCGTATGAAGTGGTATGACATAAGATTTTGGAAATGGGCTTGTATCGGATTGGTGGTTGGAGTTATCCTGCTGGCATTTACTGGCTGCAAGACCAAGGAGTATGTGAAGGTTCCTGAGTATCATACTGAGTATATTGTGAGAAGTGACACTATTGCCAAAATGGATAGTGTGTATGTGAAGGATTCGGTGTATGTGTATCAGAAGGGTGATACCGTAGTGATAAGCAAGATTGCCTATCGGGACCGATACCGCAATATATATAAGGTGAAGATTGACACCATCTTCAAGCGTGATTCTGTTTCCGTGCCAGTACCAGTTGAGCGGCAGCTTACCAAGAGTGAGCTTAGATTAATGACACTGGGAAGATGCTATATCGGATTTCTTTTCCTGTTGGCTGTATGTGCCATCGGTTTTGCCTTCTGGTATCACAATAAAAAGTGCTAGCTTATGGGAAAGATTAGCGAAGAACTCCAGATGATTGATTCGCTCCTGATGGAATTTCATGAACGGATTCAGTCGGGGCGATGCCTTACCAATAAGCTTCAGAACAAAATGATGCTGAATTTCCTGCATCAGATTGCCAACAAGGATGAGCCGATCAGTAAAGCTGAGGCTTGCGGTTATGTCCAAGTTTCCAGGGCTACCTTTGACCGGCTGGTGAAAGAAGGCAGGCTCCCTAAGGGACGGAAGCGCAAGGGCTGGACCGAACTTGTTTGGTATGAAAAGGATTTGGATAAATACATAGATAAGTTGATTTAGGTATAATTTAGGTTTTTGTTTTTATAGGTTAGATGTTATTTTTTAGCTAAAAAATCCCCACCCGGCTGTGAAGCTAGGTG